ATGGCTGGATATCGCATTAAATCAGACCCTCATCGATATTTGAAAGATCGCGACGGCGTTTATCAGTATGTTCGCCGCGTTCCCAAGTCTGTTGCAGACAAGGATAGTCGCGCTCCTATCGTCCGCATAAGCCTAAAAACCACTGATCTCGCTCGGGCGATGACAAGGCGCGATGAGTATGAGTCGGCCGATGACGCGTTGTGGGCGATGCTAAAGGCTGGGGCTGACGGCGATAAAGCTCGGGCCCTCTATGATGCCGCCATCAAGCGAGCAGAAGCCATCGGAATTTCATATGTGCCAGCCGATAGGCTGCTTTCGTTTACAGATGAGGCGTTGGCGGCCCGACTAAACCTCGTAACTGGCAATCCGGAGGAAGATGCGGCCGCAGTGGGTGCGGCAAGCATCCCGTCAGTGTCTGTGACGCAGGCCCTGAAAATCTACTTCGATGAGATCACGCCCGATGAGCTGACGGGTAAGAGCGAAATTCAGAAAAAGCGTTGGCGTGCGCATAAGCAGCGGGCGATCGATCATTTTGTGAAGATTGTCTCGGATAAAGCAATCGCTGACATAACCCGCGAGGACGCGCAGAAATTCTACAAGGTTTGGCTACAAATGATAACGAAGCCAGCCAAAGGGAAGCAGCCGATATCCGCCAGCATGGGCAATCGCATGATGGGTGGTATGCGCGTGCTATTTTCCGAATACTTCAAGCACATGGGCAATAGGGATCGGCCAAACCCTTTCCGCGATCTTAGTTTTGCGGAGAAAGTTGAAAAGTCGCGACCGCCTATCCCAACGGATATCATCCAAGGGAAGTTCCTGACCTATGGTCCTCTCGTCAGCTTAAACGAAGAGGCTCGCGGTATCGTCCTGGCGATGATTGAAACAGGCTGCCGACCAAGTGAACTTTGCAACATTACGGCCGAGCACATATTTCTTGCCGACAAGGTTCCGCATATCCTGATTGCGCCTCGAAAAGACGCTGCAGATCCGCGTGAGATTAAAACCGCTTCGTCTGTTCGCAAGCTGCCGTTGGTCGGCATAGCGCATGAGGTTTTTAAGAAACATCGGAATGGCTTCCCTCGTTACAAAAACAAGGAAGACACGCTATCGGCGACGCTGAATAAATATTTCAAGGATAACGAGCTTTTTCCGAAGGGTGCCGGCTATACCGTCTATTCGCTTCGCCACTCATTCGAGGATCGCATGAAAGAAGCGGGCCTGGACGATGAACTGCGCCGAATGCTGATGGGTCATACAGTTGACCGCCCACGATATGGCACGGGCGGTTCTTTGGAATGGCGAAAAGAGCAAATGGAAAAATTCACGCTGCCGTTCGATTCATCCGTGATTTAATGCGGTCGCGGATATTATCGTTCGCAGCGATGTTGCGTTGCATGCCTTCAACACGTTCATAAAGTGGCAGGAGATTCTGTTCAGTCTCAGGGAAGTACGCAATGACACCGGCAATGGCGTCTAGCCACCGCTCAGTGTCCGCGTAGGTGTATGCCGCCATCCTCACTCCCTTTCCCGCAGTGCGGCGCGGCCATGACTTGCGTATTTCGACGCGATTGAAAGGCACATATGCGCCAGCCAGCTCAGCTTGATTTGGTCGCCGCTTGTTATGATGACGTGCCAGCGGTCTGTCGGTATGTTTCGGCATAGATGCAGTCTGCCGATATCCGCAAACCTCTTGGCGACCTCATCGGTAAATGCGACATTCCCAGAAATGACGTTCCGTATAATGGCGCGGTCCAGACGGCTCATTCGTAACCGCCTTTCAGGGCTTGGCGACCGGCTTCTTCATCCAGTCGGTCCAGCCTTTCTCTGACGCTATCTGTGAAGCGGAAAACGCTTTCAGGGTCAGCTTCGCGCTCTCTGTCTTCAACAAAGTCGAGCAATTCAGCAGCCCAATCCGATGCATGCTTAGCGATATAAGCGCACCTTTGTGCGAAACGTGCCTCTGTCAGCTTCATTCTGCCTGTTCCCCGAGTGCGGAGGCGGCGAGGGAGGCGAGTATCTCATTCGCGGATTTCCCTACGTCTGCGAAGGAATACCTCCAGCCCAACTTGTTTAGACGGTCATATGCGATACGCAGCGCTTCCGCCTTTGTTCTGTCGCCATGGGCTACCTTCGTAATCGGTTCCTTACTAGGCATTGCTGGCCTCCGGGGCTGGGTAGCAAACGCCTTCGACATTATGCAGCGGTGCTTCGAAAATAAGCGTCTTGCCGTCATAGACCCGGACGCGCTCCATGTAGCAGTGCATGCCCGGCAGATCGTCGGTGACAGTGATGCGGGATACTTTCCCGACGATTTTCCACTGGCGATCAATGAGGCGTCGATAGTCGTGGCCGACTTCGTAATAGAAGCCGTCTTCGCCATGCTCGCCCTGCGGAATGCCACTTACTGAGAATGCTTCACGAATGTTCATGGCTTGCTGGCCTCCTTTGCGCGCAAGAGGGCGATGCAGATCGCCAGCGGGAATGTTGGCGCTTGCCCTTGGATAGTTTGTGAGCCGTCAGATATTTCGACGGTCCAGCCCATCGGCATGACGTCGTTATCCAATCCGCTCGCCCGGATGTAATCCTGCCCGATATGTTCGAAGGTCCACCCCGGCAACACCTTCTCAGCCAGCGCGAGAGCGGCGTCTACAGAGGCGGTGTATTCCGGCGACTTATGGGATTTGTTATCACCAGTGGCGAACCAACCGGGCACATGAGTGAACATTGCCCCTTCGTTTGGCCTGACCACGTAAGCATCTGGATCACCTGAGAAAAGAACCGCAATCTCCGCATCCACTTCCCTGTCAGGCGCGTCTAGCTTGGAGAGGCGGGTAATGAGGTCGGTCATCTCTTCGCGTCCTTCTTTTTCGGCCACGGGTAAACAGGCGCGGGAATGTCTGGATGATCAATGGGCTTGCTCGATAGAAAGACCACATCAGCAGCGCCAGCAGACAGCCCGACGCCGCTATGTGGTCCCTTCGACCTCTTAAACAATTCAGCAGCAGGCTCATCAGATTGACGGATAAGCCATTGCTCATAGTGCCCGTCGCCATACCAGCCAGACAGCGGACGCCCGAACCGATCAAGGCAATATTCCAGCACAACCGAAAATGACGCATCGGTCAGAATATATGTGGTCTGGTGATATCCACGGCCCTCGGTGGCATCGAAAGAGCTTCTGACAATGTAGCCCTTGAGATTATCGAGGCGCTTAGCGTTCGCCGCAAGTTCGCGCTCATGAGCCTGACAGGCTTCAACCGTGTCGAAAACCTTGCCATCATCAGAGATAAAGACTTCGCGTTTCTCGGCTTTCATGAACGCGCCTCCTGTAGAATGCGCCGCACTTCGTCGGCGGCTTCCTTATCGGTTGGTTTGCGACCAAGCCGAGTTTCAAGCTTTCCGTAAATCGTGTGAGGACCGGCATTGTGCCATGTGGTGGTGACGATCATGACGGCTTCCCTCCCAGCACGGCGCGGGCTTTGCGGCTTGCCTTGGCGTAAGGGCTTCTCGAACGGTCGCGTTCAATTTTCCGAAGCGCTTTCAGGTCATATTCTGAAAGGTCCATCGCTTTGACAGCCGCTCGCGTGACGCCAAGCTCAGACAACGTGCAATGCGCAATTGTCGGTTCATCATGGAGATTGACGATATTGCAGCAGGCCAGCACATAGCCGTGCTCAAAAGCAGACTTTTCAGCAGCCTCGAGCTTGGCTTCGAGGTCAATCGCCCTAAATTCAGCATCGATTTTCTCATTAACGAGATCGGCGGTTCCGTCCTGAAATGTTTTCAGGTCAGCCTCCAACTCCTTAACCCGCGTAGTCAGCGCCGCGTTGTCGGCTTCGGCCTTCTCAGCGCGTTCCAAGAGCTTTGCCGCTGTCTTCTGCATGGTCAGGAAGTTGTCACGGGCAGCATCGCGGTTACGCTCGGCAATCTCCTTCTCCGCCCGTTCCGCCGCCAATAACTCCCGCATGTGATGCTCGAAAAACCAGGCGCGACCGCCGCCCTTATAATTTTCCGGAATCGGATGAGTAACGAGAAACTGGTCAATTTCCTTTGGGTGAACTGACCAAAATTTATAGGCAAGCTCCGTCACCAGTCCCGTATCTGTAGCGGCAGGCGCGGGGCGGGTGTTCGCGGGTTTCAAACGCGGGTCGCCATCAGGGCAACATGTCAGGCAAACCGATCCTCTCATGTTGCGTGTTCCGCACACATAGCAGATGTCACTCGCCATGACGGTCGCCTCCTGATGGGGTGATAGGGGCGCAATAGGCATAGGCAGAACGGCGACTTGATCCGGGGTTGTCTACGTCAAAACGCAGATGATCGAGAGTGAGAAGGCAATCTTCGCGGGTCATTGGTTGTGTGCGTTCATAAATACCGCAGCCCATAGCTGAAATCCCAGCGCAGATAATAAGGATGTACATCACACCGCCCTCCGCAGCCGACGGCGGTTGTCATTGGCTGGGCTGCGACGCTGGCGTGGAGCACCGTAGCGGAACCGAACGCCAGTAATGCGCGCCAGTTCGAAAGCGGTGTCGCGCAGCGTCTCAGCTTCGGAGTGATAGCCAAGCGCGCGCACTGCCTTTGAGATCGACAGGACCTGCGCAGCGGTCGTGCCTTGTTGCTGGAATTCGACAGCGGTCAGGATGGGCGTCATAGCGGCGTGCGTGATGGATCTGGACATAGGGTCTCCTCGTGTTTGGTGGCTGGTGGTAAGTGTGCGCCGGCTGTGCTTACGCGGCAGCCCTGCGCCATTCGAGATACAGGTGCTTCACAAGATGCTTTTCGACATAGCGATGCGCGCGGTTCGCTGCTGCGGCCCTCACGCGGACATTCTTTCCCATCACGCCATCCCCAATCCAAAGCCGCACACAGCAACGCAGAAGGCCACAACGACGGTCATCTCGACCGCTTCGCGTGCCGCATAGCGCAGCCACGGCTGTGGTCGGCCATGTTTCTTGGCGCGATAATCGGGACGGCGCATGGGCTCGACATTACCGGCCTTAGGTGCGTCGGTTTCCGTTTCGAACTCGTCGTCGGCGAGCATTTCCAGGAGCGCGCGGTTCATGCTGCAGCCCTCCGGTCTTTTGCCGGTATGTTGTCGTTCGCGACAGGCTCAAGGTAGTAAAAGCCCTGATTGCCGCGTCCGCAGCCTTGCTTCGGAATTTTCCATCCATGGCGTGGCAGCATCTTGCGCAGGCCAACCATAGTTGTTCTGATGACGCCGACCGCGTTTTCTGGGCCGCCATTTGGATCAAATGCATAAACGTTATCGACAAGATCACGCATGTGCATACGACGGGGGTAGACGTCGGACAGGGCCTCTATGATTGCCAGTTCGGTGCGTCGGAAATGGACTGTGCCTAGTTCCTCATATGGATCGCGCTCCATTTTAAGCAGCCTCCGCCAGCTCTACCGGCGTGCGGCAGGCCACGGCGCCGCTCGTCTGGAAAACTTCGAATGTCTCGCCGGGGCAAAGGGCAGCGAGACGCGTCGCCTCGGCCACGGCCTGCTCAAACGAGCCGTGTTCGTATGGCATGGTGGTGAAGACGCCAACGCGGCCGGTCTTCTTGCCGCGGCGGAATACAAAGAATCCGCCGCCGATAATTTCATTCGGGCGAGGCTTTGAGTTTCTTCTTCTCGGTGCTGTTGCTGACATTTGGGTTTCTCCTCGTGTTTTGGTGGTTGGGTCAGCAGATCAAGCTGGTGAGGCTGTCTTCGTGCTGTTGAGGGGAATGTAATGGGATAAATCACATTAGTCAATGGGAAATTTCCCAAGTGACGAAAAATGCGTGATGGGGTAAAACCCATTTATGAAACAAGTCACTGTAGACAAAGATCGTTTCCGGGCCGCGATGAAGAAAGGCGACTGGAGTATGAAGGCCCTATCGCTGGAAGCTGGGATGGGGGAAACTTTCGTACGCGACATCTTGGATCGCGGTGCCGTTCCAAAAATCGACTCCCTGAAGTCGGTCGCTAACATTCTGAATACCACTGTCGGGTATCTTATCGGGGAAGAACCGGGAGTAACTTCAGTGGTAGGGCGAGTCGGGGCCGATACGAGCGGCGAAATAGTCTATGGAACTGGCGACGGCGGGTTCGGGGATGTCATTATCCCACCTGGCGCTGGGCCAGAGTCAGTAGCAGTTGAAGTGCACGGCTACTCTATGGGAACTTTCGTCGATGGGGCTTTGATCTTTTATAGCGATCAGAAGTTAGCCCCGTCCGACGAAATGCTTGGCGATATGGTTGTCGTGGGACTGAGCGACGGTCGTGCGCTGCTGAAGCGGCTCACGCGTGGATCTCGCCCAGGTCTTTACGATCTGGAATCGCTAAATGGCCCGACCATGCGGGACCAAGAAGTCGTTTGGGCTGCTGACATTGAATCTATCGTGCCGCCGCGACAGGCTCGACGAATACGCATCTGACATTTCTATAGTGATAAATCACAATGCCGCGCTTGCGGCATTTTTTATGTCCATCTGATAAAATGGGAAAAATCACATTGACAAATGGGATTAATCCCCATATAGTCCAATCATCAACCGACGCAATAGACGTCGGGATCACAAAATGGCAGGCAACAGAATGAACATCCTCCCACGGATTTTCGCCCTTAATAGATAGAAACCATTTTTCGAGGAGAAGCGCCATGATGAACACAGCCGAAAGAAGCCGCATCGCTTCCACGCCACAAGGACCGTAGATTTCAAAAGGGACACTGCCGACTGAAACGTCGGCGGTGCTTTCGGCGTGGCCAGAGAAGCCGCCGGACACCAAGAAGCGAATGCCACGTCGAAAGCAAATATGAAGCAGGCTGTTATGGGTCGGCACCACCCGTTACCCCAGCCTGCCCGTACGTCGCGGTTAACACGAGGAGGGCCGAAGCCGCTTCTACGCCGCGATTTCCTTACCGACACCACTGCCGGTCAACGAGACAGATGCCGTTAGCCGCGGCGCTTATCAACCATCACCAACGGACACGAGGAGACATGCAGCATTCATCCAGACACACACTGCAGGCAATTGCCGCCGCGCACCGTAAACAAGGAGCGTCATTCGGGAAGATCGCTGAACTGATGGGCATTACCAGGGGCCACGCATGGTCGCTGCTTTCGGAGAGGTCGCCCACGCTACCGCCACCAAGCCCAACAGAGAAGACCGTTGTGCGGCGCACAACTTTTAATGGCGGATATTCGGGAGGATGCATCGACATTTATGTCTCGTTGCCCCGGATCACCATTCTGGACGGGCCTTTTGCGGGCACAGTCCACTAGCCTTACGAGGCAGCGCAATTGCTGAAAGGCAGGCCGACCGCGAGGATGACGGGGCCGACGACTAACCTCCCGACGAGGAGGCTTTATTGAAAACGAAATACACACGAACTGGCGAGCGGGACATGACAAACCGCAAGCCTTACCGGACGGCTGCGCAAAAAGCAGAGGCACGCGCGAACGCCGTGCTTCGGAATGGGACGCACGTCTCGAACGCGCCAGTCACTTTCCACCGCGCACCGAAAAGAGGTGCCGCATGACCTGCGAATGCGGTGAATGCTGGGATTTGCCCGGCGAGATCGTCGTCCATCGGCTTTGGAAATGGAAGGGCATCATTATCGAGGAGCGCGACAGCTTTCGCTGGCTGACTGTGCGTTTCATGATTCCCGGCACCGGCCTTGTGCAGCTTGAGGTCTCGCGCTTCGAAGTCGAGCCCGATTTTGAAGAGGACGGCGGTGGTGTCGAGGCTGACAAGCCTGAAGATGACAACGTCATTCCGGTTGATTTCACCAAAAAAGAGAAACTGACGAAAAACACCAAGACGAGGGGAGTAGCGTGATGGCTGACAAGCAAACAGTGAAGGTTGGCGACAGAATTACGGCCAAATTCGATGATTCCTGCAATGACTACAGGGCCGGTAATACTTTTTACGTCCAAGAGATTGATGAACAAGACGGTGAGACGATTGTCGCCTTCACAGACAATGTTGGCGACAAACGTCATCGCCGCGTGAGCGAATTCACCGTGGAACACGCGCCCGTTGCGGAAGCAACTGGCAAGCCTGCTTTTAAGGTGGGTGATCGGGTGCGCTTGATAAAGGACGGGTTATCCACGACCGGAGCGGTTGGAAAGTTAGCCACGATTAAATCGTGGTCTGGCGGGAAGGTCGTGGACAATGGCCAATATCTGCTGAATATCGACGGACCTGTCGATTATGAAACGCTTGCGTTCCAGCCACAGTATACTCGTGCAAGCCCAGAATGTTTTGAACTGCTTGCGCCATCCCTCACCATCGAAACCGGCAAGTTCTATCGTACCCGCGATGGGCGCAAGGTTGGGCCGATCGACCATAATGGCTTTGGCGTCTACGGTGCGCCGGAGTTCCCGGGTCACTGGTACGAAAATGGACTGAGTTATTCGGACAACACGCAAAGTTTGACTGACCTCATCGCCGAATGGGTCGACGAGCCAGCCAGCAATGACAATGCGCCTGCGACCGCACCCGCAATTGTCGCTCTGATCGAAGGCGGGCAACCCAAGCCGTCAGAGCGGCCGAAGGTTCATAAAAGCGAACAGGCCGCCACTGATGAAGCTGAACGGCTTGCCGTCAAATATCCGGGCCAGAAGTTCGGCGTGTTCGTTCTCGCTGACTCGCGCATTGCCGATGTCGTTATTCGGAGGGCCGCATGACCTCCACCACGTATAGCCACACGCGCAACTTCCAGCCTAAAGACTACGCGGAGGGTGACTCATTCTACGAGCCGGAAACCACGCTCGGCCTTGGTGATCGCTTTCTATGGGGTTTGGCAGTCATTGCTGCGCTCGCTCTTACGGTCGGCTTCTACGGATGGGTGCTGGCATGAACGTCACCACAAAAGCCACAGCTGACCTGCCGTACATCGATCCCGGGCGGAAGCCCGGTGTCGGACGCATCGGGCAGTCCTTGGCGCTTGCAGCGTTCGCGCTGGCAATCGCCACGACAATTGCAGCGTTCCTGTTCTGGAACCTACTGCTTCCGTTCTATGGGCTGCTGTATCTGTGGGGTGCGCACTGATGCCCCTCAGACCGCCACGCGACTACTGCGCAGCTGCCCTCACAAGTCCACCGGCGTGGCTTGTCGGCTGGCTCATACTTGCGGCTGTCATCGCCGCAATCGCCGTTACCCACCACACCTACTGAACACGAGGAGACCTATGGCTCTCAACTGGAACGATGGTATCCCAGACGATACCAATGAAAACGAACCGGCGTTTTGTGTCTTCTACGCTGGCGCGAAGTCAGGGAAGACGACCCTAGCAAGCGAGTTTCCTTCGCCACTTTATATCCGCACGGGAAAGGGTGAACGCGCACCAGCCGGAGTAACAATGAAGTCTTTCGGCGTGTCTGAATCCTATCGCGATGTGATGGATCAGGCTGACTGGATGCTGGACGCGCAGCATGATCGCAAGACCTTCATCCTGGATTCCGCTGATGGGCTGGAACAGCATATCTTTGCCGAGGTATGCGCCAAAAACAAGGTGGCCAGCATTGAGGATATTCCATACGGCAAGGGATACACGCAGGCGTCAGAAATCTGGCACGAGTTCATCGCCAAGGTGATGCAGCTAAAAGAAGCTGGGTTCTATGTGGTCGTGATCGCGCACGTGAAGTCCAAGACTGTTCCCGGCGTCACGACAGACAGTTACCCCCGATATATGCCAAATCTGCGTGATGACGCTGTCGGTATCGTTGTGGACGCAGCAGATCTTATCGGGTTCCTGCATCAGCGCGTTTCCATTCGCAAGGAAGATGTCGGGTTCAATAAGAAAAATACACGCGGCGAAGGCGGCGGTGACATGTTGATTGCCGTGCAGGAACGACCTGGTTTCATTGCTGGCAACAGATACGACATCGAAAAGCCGACGCTGCCTTTCAAGCGCGGTGAGGGGTTCAAGGTGCTGGACTATTACTTCCAGCGCAATTCGTTGGCGCCCGACAATGACAATGCGTCGGAGCGGCAAGAAGAGGCCGCTTAACGGTGCTGCACGATAACGACAATGAGCTTCCGCGCACGCGTGCGGAGGCCAAGCTGACCGGAGCAACGCATTACTTTACGGGCAAGCCGTGCAAGCATGGGCACATTGCTGAGCGATCCACGAGCGATGCTGTTTGCCAAGAATGCAATCGGGAAAGATCAAGGGAATTTGCTCGCAAAAACCCGGAACTAAAAAAGCAAAAAGACCGGGAATATTATTGGTCTGACCCTGAAGCCCGTAGAGAAAGCGCGCGTATTTATGCGGCAGCCAATGCAGAAGCAGCCAGGGTGCGTGCATCTGAATGGCGGCTAGCGAACCCTGAGCGTGCTGCGCACAATGACCGAATTAAGCGAGCAAGAAAGCGCGGCGCTGGAGGCAGCCATACGCTGAAGGAGATTGCAGGTCTTCTTAAAAAGCAGAATTACCGATGCGTTTATTGTCGGGCACCAATCCGAAAAAAGAAGAACCGCCACGTTGACCATATTATGCCTCTCAAACTTGGCGGTTCGAATGACATAACCAACATCCAATTGCTGTGCCCGACTTGCAATATGTCAAAGAAGGCCAGCCACCCAGTCGATTACGCCCGGCGTATCGGGTTGCTTGTTTAACCACTCCACCAACAACACGAGGAAATTACAGATGGCAAAACTAGCCAGCAGATTTGATGCGACTGCCCACGATACGGAGCAGCGGGACTACGAAGAGCTGCCGAACGGCGATTACGAACTGGAAATCGAGGCATCGGAGGTCAAGGAAGGCGCTAACGGTACCGGCCTTAAGACAACGATGACGGTTCTTCGCCCTGACGAATATCAGGGCCGCAAGGTCTTCAATTTCTACAATCTGGAACACAAGAACGCGCAGGCGCAAGAGATCGGCCAGCGTCAGTTCGCGAGCCTTTGCCGGGCAATTGGTGTTTCGGAAGTTGAGGATTCCGAAGAACTGCACTTCAAGGCGTTCACGGCAAAGATCGGCCTCGGAAAGGCTTCGAAAAACAAGGAAACGGGGCAGGAATACCCGGCTCGCGCGGAGATCAAGAAGTACTACTTCCCCGACGAAGGTAACGTTCCCCAGCCTTCGATCGACGCCAACCAGCCTGTAGCACAGGCTCGCCCTGCCAATGACAACCGACCGGCTGCGGCAAACAGCAATAAGACTGCTCCAGCGGCTGCTGCGGCAGTCAAGAAGCGACCTTGGGGTTAAGCTAAACAACAGGCGCGGCCACCAACCGCGCCTTCCACCACCGAACACGAGGAGACTTTGATGAGAGTCAGCATTGACCGCTCACAGCTCGCGCACGCCTTGGCGACCGTCAACCGTGCCATCGAAAGCCGCAATTCCATTCCTATTCTCGCCAACGTGCTCTTGGCGGTAGAGGTCGGCCAGTTGCGTCTCACTGGCACCGATCTGGACGTTGAGATAACCACCAGTCTGCCGGTGCTCGACTGTCAACCGGGCAGCGTAACTGTTCCAGGCAAGATGCTTGCGGACATCGCAAAGCGCGCAACGAGCGACATTACCCTTGAACTGGATGGAGGCCGCCTTACGGTCGCATCTGGCCGTAGCCGTTACAAGCTTGATGTCTTGCCCGCCGAAGACTTTCCGTCCTTCAGCGCAGGGAAGTTCGACACGACGCTTGAACTCGATCTGGCAGCGCTTGTTGCGCCGTGTGTGCACTGCATCTCGACGGACGAGACCCGTTATTACTTGGCTGGCGTTTATCTCCATGCTGTTGACGGCCGCTTGGTTGCTGTCGCAACCGACGGGCACCGGCTGATGCGAAACACAGGTCCGGAAGGCACCTTGGATTACGGCGTGATCCTGCCGCGCAAGCTGGTAGGCCTAGTGCCAAAAGGCGCTGTTACCGTTGAACTGTCGCAAAATAAAGTGCGCGTCACGTCTGGCTCAACGGTTATCACGAGCAAGCTGATCGACGGGACTTTCCCCGACTATGTGCGTGTCATTCCAACCGGCAATAGCAACGTGCTTACCGTTGACAGACAGGCGCTCATGAAGGCGGTCGAGCGTGTCGCCGCTGTTGCGGACGACAAATCGCGAGCGGTGAAATTCTCCGTTGGCGATGTGCTGCGGCTGATGCTGGCTGACAAGGCCAGCGACGAAGTTGAGGCGACGTTCGAAGGCGAGCCATTGGAAATCGGCTTTAACGCCCGATACGTCAACGACATGCTTGGCGCGTTGGATGAACCGAATGTGCGCTTTGCTCTCGGCGACGCAGGCATGCCTGCTGTCGTCAAAGGTGATGGCGAGTGGACCGCGGTCTTGATGCCGCTACGGGTGTAGGGGATGGCAGTGACAATCCCGAACCCACGATCTTCAACGCCATTGAATATGCGCTGCGCCATGAAGGTGTGACCGAAATCGCGTTTTCAGAAGATGGCGAATACGAAGTCGAAATCCACGAGGCGTCCAGCTTGATGCCGTTCGTCAAATGCCTGTTGCGCGAGTTGGAGGTGATTACGTGACGTTGACGCAAAAGCGTGTGCGAGAGGTACTTCATTATAATCCGTGGACGGGGATTTTCACATGGCGACGTCGTCAAGACTTGCCCGCCAACTGGAACGAAAGATGGGCTGGTAAAGAAGCGGGTTCCGTCAATGATCGCGGGTATATTGTGATTAGAGTCGAATACAAGCGATACCGGGCGCATAGGCTCGCGTTCCTCTACATGAAAAATTACATGCCAGATGAAGTCGATCATATCGATCATTGTCGAGGAAATAACGCCTTCAGCAACCTGCGTGACGCTAACCGATCTACCAATGGAAAAAATGTATCGATGCATTCTACGAACACTAGCGGTGTTACTGGAGTTCATTGGGACAATAAGAGGGGGAAATGGGTTGCCCAAATTACGGTCGATGGGGAAGTGAAGTACTTGGGTGGGTATAACAGTATTGATGCTGCGAAGCATGTACGGATGGCGGCCAATGACCAATTTAACTTCCACAGTAATCACGGTAAACCAGAATATATTGTTGGTGCGGCGTAATGGCAGCGCTCCCAAAAGCCGAAAGCAGCACGGTCCGCGCCATTTATCAAGCTTACGAGGCCCAGGCTAAATCCTGGGATTCGTGGGGCATCAGTGTGGGCGAGGCAGGCACGGAATGCGACCGCGCGCTTTGGTATGGTTTCCGATGGGTGTCGGCGCACGAGGTTCATTCAGGCCGTCAGCTTCGGTTGTTCGCCACCGGCAATATCGAAGAAGATCGCTTAGTCGCCGACCTCGAAAGCATTGGCGTCGATGTTTACGGGCAGCAGGACAAAATCAGGCTGGTCTCGGGTTTCGTCCGCGGTAAGTGCGACGGCAAGGCAATGGGCGTCCCCGAAGCGCCGAAAACCGAGCATTTGTTAGAGTTCAAGTCGAGCAACGAGAAGGGCATCAAGGAACTACAGAAGCACGGCTGCCAGAAATCCAAACCACTTCACTACGCCCAGTGCCAGCTTGGAATGCAGGCTTTTGGATTGACGCGCTGCTTGTATCTGGCGTCGTGCAAGAACACCGATACGCTTTATGCCGAGCGTATCGAATACGATGTCGAATTCTGCCTTCGACTGCTGGCACGCTGCGAACGCATCGTGTTTTCGGACGAGCCGCCCAGTCGCATCAGCGAAGATCCGGAGTTCTTCGGCTGCATGTTCTGCAAACATCGTGGCGTCTGCCATGAAGGCGTGCAGCCGCGCGTGAACTGCCGCACCTGCCTTCATGTCCAGCCTGAACATGGCGGTGACTGCCACATGTCATGCGCGCGATGGAGCAAGCCCTTGTCGATCGACGAACAACGCGACGGCTGCCCGGCACATCTCTACCTGCCGGGGCTGATAAGTGGCGAGCAGATTGATGTCGATGAGGAGAGGGAGACAGTTACGTATCGACTGGCGACGGGTGAGATTTGGGTGGATGGGGTCAACGACAATAAGAAGGTAGCATAATGCAGCCGCGATACTATCAGAACGAAGCGACAGATTCTGTTTTTGACTACTGGGTCGAGGAGCCGGGGCACCCATTAGTGGACATGGCGACAGGCACCGGTAAGTCTATGACGCTCGCCATGATTTTCCAGCGCTTATACACCGGCTGGCCTGATATGCGGCTGTGCTGCTGCACTCATGTCGTGGAACTGGTCGAGGGCAACTTCAAAGAACTGCTTGGTATCGCGCCATTTGCCCCGCTTGGGATTTACGCTTCAGCACTTGGTCGCAGGGATGCAAGGGCGCAGATACTCTTTGCGCAGTTGCAGACCGTATATAGCAAGGCGGCGCAGATCGGGCACGTCGATGTACTGGCAATTGATGAAGTTCACTTAGTGCCGAATGATGCAAACACCATGTATCGGCAATTCATCGACGCGTTGTTGGCAATCAATCCCGACATGAAGATCGTTGGTTTGTCGGCAACGCCTTATCGCCTTGATAGCGGACGGCTCGATGAGGGTGACGATCGACTGTTCGATAAGGTCGTCTATACATACGGCATACGGCAGGGCATTGACGACGGATATCTTTCGCCAGTCACGTCAAAGCCCACTGAAACCAAACAAGACACTTCGCATGTTCCGATGCGCGGGAATGATCTTGCGAAGGGCGCATTGCAAGATGCAGTTGATCGGGACGATCTCAATGGCCGCATTCTTGAAGAGGTTTTTGACACGGAAGGGCAACGCAGGACAGCACTATTCTTCTGCGCCGGCGTGAAGCACGCCACAAACGTGCGTGACATGGTTCGCTCAATGGGAAAGTCCTGCGAAGTTCTTTCTGGTAATACGCCACGGGCTGAAAGACGCAACATTATCGAGGCATGCAAGGCGGGCGAGATATGGGGCATCACCAACGATAACGTCATGTCTACTGGAACTAATGTGCCGCGCATTGACCTCATCGTGGATATGGCGCGCACCAAATCGGCAAGCCGTTATGTGCAGCGCGTTGGTCGCGGAACTCGCGTGCTTTATCCGCCACGCTTTGATCCAGAAGCAGTTGGGCCGGAAGAACGCCGGGCAGCTATTGCTGGCTACTTGAAGCCTAACTGTCGTTACATGGACTTCGCTGGCAACGTCGCAGAGCACGGCCCCGTCGATATGATCGAACCGCGCAAGCCGGCGAAGGGTGACGGTCAAGCCCCGATCAAGGTTTGCCCGACCTGCAATGAGCAACTGCATGCTTCATTGCGCATTTGCTGGTGTTGCGGCCATGAGTTTGAGTTCGACGAAACGCCTAAACTGCAAAGCCACGCAACTGACGCGCCAATTGTCAGCGTTGCAACGCCCGAGACGAGGGAAGTTACGCGCCGCACCTTCGCATACCACGAAGGCAAGGGCGGCAAGCAGGACAGTGTGAAGGTGTCCTACTGGGTAGGCATGTCACCGATCAACGAATGGCTCGGCCCTGCGCATACCGGCTTCTTTAAGTCGAAGTCAGACAGGTGGTGGCGAAAGCACGGCGGTCAGGCACCGTTCCCGAAAACCGTTCTGGAATTCATGGAGCGCCAGAATGAGCTGCTGCCCACTGGTGAAATCGTTGTGAAACCGAACGGCAAATACTGGGAAGTGGTCGACGCCATTGCGGGCGTTGCGAATGACAACACACCGGAGGCGAGCAACGACAATGTGCCGGCATCAAACTATGGTCGCGTATCTGCCGGGCTGGCTGAATTATTGGACGACGAAATACCATTTTGACGCCCCGTTAACGCGATGCGCTGTGAGGCGTGTTAACTTACCTACCGCTGCTTATCGCAGCAACACCAACCACCAAAACACGAGGAGCAATAATGACGGACAATTACGACCCGTATAACCCGGCGCCTATTGGTCACAATAGACCGCCGCTTACTGCGTACGAGACCATCAAACAGGAAATCGAAGACCTGTTCGATGAGGCTAAGAATTTCGCGGACGGCGAAGCGATCGACAATCAGCAACTGGCCGACGCGATCACCGAACTGCACGATAAGCTGCATGAGGCCGGGAAGCGCGCCGACGAGGCCCGCAAGGACGAAGCAAAGCCACATGACGACGCAAAGGCTGAGATACAAGACCGATACAACAAACTGATCGGCAATACGAAGTCAGTCAAAGGAAAGGTCGTTCTTGGCAAGGAAACGTTGCAGGCCTTGCTGACGCCATGGCGCAATAAGCTTGTTGCCGAAAAGGAAGCTGTCGCGCGCGCTGCGCGTGAAGAGGCTGACCGCATTGCGCGTGAAGCGCAGGAAGCCATGCGAGCCAGCGCAGGCAATCTCGAAGAGCGTGAGAAAGCCGAAGAGCTGCTTGCTGAGGCGAAGAAAGCCGACCGTTGGGCGAAGCGCGAAGACCGCTCAGCAACCACGGGCACGGGGCTGCGCACTATCTGGCACTGCAAGTTGGAAGATGAAGGCAAGGCACTCGACTGGGCCTATGGCCGTGCGCCAGAGCGCTTCAAGGAACTCGTCCAGTCTATGGCCGAAGAAACCGTGCGCGCCGGGATGCGTCAGGTGCCGGGCTTTAAGGTCTGGGATGAGCGGGTGGCGCGATGAATACGACAGCAGCACCAGTGACGACGCCGGTCAATCCAGCAGATCTATCTGCCGTTATACGGCATGCCTTTATTGCGGGGCGAGGCAGGACAGAAGGGATGCGTCTGTCTCCCGACGATATCGACGCATGGGTTGATTACGACCCATCAGGCAATCCGGCTTATCAGCGCATAATTACTGCGCTTTTTGGATGGTGAGGGCGGCGTGAGCTACGCACCGTGGATGGCTATGCTGGGCCCTGACGACGAGCCAGACTACCACGCCTATTGGCAAGAAACGGAATCGCTAGCGGACGCAATGATTGACGTCGCCACCTACGATGACTGGTTTCCAGACATCCCGATTGCTGCCGTGCAGCAAGGCGGGGTATAAAGAATTATAAATATTACAGGGCGGGGGGGGGATTATGTCATCGTTAAAGCACAATAGGCCAAGACTACGTCTTTCGCATAACGATTATAGAGAAAACAATAAGGAACACACCTGGGTAAATGGTGGCCTATCATTAAACAAAAGACATTTGAAATCCAGAAAAGAAGGGGACCGATTTAAGTCGGCCTGTCTTGCTGTATTAGAAAGCGGAAAAGAGTTGCCATCTCCGTCAAAAATAGTGCGAAAAAGGATACATAGAGCCGTCAAAGGAAGTTCACAAGCACACATATTGTTGTGGCTTCGTACGGTGTCGTAACACACCACACCACCCCGCCAGCCACCAACTGGCGGGTTACCACCACGAAACACGAGGAGCAGATATGTCCTACGAGGATCTATTGGCGCGTAAAAGCGCTGATGTGCCTTTGCGCGGACTTTCAAACATACCCAAGTTGCACGACGGCATGTTCGCTTATCAGCGCGACGTGACTGAATTCCTTCTTGGTGTGGGCGGAGGTGCCGCATTCCTTGATACCGGGCTTGGGAAGAGCTTTGTTGCTCTCGAATGGGCCCGGGTAGTCGCTGAGCATACGGGCAAGCCTGTCCTAATGCTTGCCCCGCTCGCAGTTGCGCCGCAACACGTCAGGGAAGCCAAAAAGTTCGGATATGACGCTGCGCAGGTTGTGCGCTCCCGCGATGAGGTCGGCCCGGGGATTAACGTCACCAACTATGCCAAGATCGACCACTTTGACGCTGACGCGTTCGGCGGTGTGGTCTTGGATGAATCCAGTATCATCAAGAACTTCACTGGGCAGACAACGCGTAAGATGATGGCCATGTGGTCGGGCACACTCTATCGGCTTGCCTGTACGGCGACGCCAGCGCCGAACGATCATATGGAGTTAGGCCAGCATTCGCAGTTTCTGGGAGTAATGCAATCGAATGAAATGCTGACCCGCTGGTTTATTGCCGACCAGACCAATATGGGTCGCTACCGCTTGAAAGGTCACGCTGTTAAGCCATTCTGGAATTGGGTGGCGAGCTGGGCCCGGTGCATATCAAAGCCATCTGACCTTGGCTACTCGGATGATGGATTTGAGCTGCCGCCATTGGAAACGTTTAAGCACGAAATTCGAGCTGATGTATCCGTCGATGCCGGTGACCTTCTTTTCAGAATTCCTGATACGAGCGCGACCGCTATTCACAAGGAAAAGCGACTGACTGCCGATGCGAGGGCCGAAGCCATTGCGGAGCAAGTCAATTCCGAAAATGGAGAGCCTTGGATCGTTTGGTGCGATACCGATTACGAGGCTGACGCGCTGACCAGCCGCATTCCTGGAGCCGTCGAGGTACGGGGCTCTATGTCCGACGCGGTAAAAGAGGAAAGGCTCGTTGGGTTCAGTGAAGGAAATATCAGGGTACTTGTCAGTAAACCGTCAATAGCTGGCTTCGGCCTTAACTGGCAACATTGCGCGCGGATGGCATTTGTCGGCCTCTCCTTCAGTTATGAAGCTTATTATCAGGCCGTCCGGCGCTGTTATCGTTTTGGTCAGAAACGCCCTGTTCATGTTCACATTGCACTTGCCGACACCGAACGCGCAATCTGGGACACGGTCAACCGCAAGAGCGGTGATCATGAACAGATGAAGCGCGAGATGTACGCCGCCATGCGTCGAGCGCACGAAAAGCGACAAGTCAAAATCGACTACCAACCAACAAAGCCAATTGCCTTGCCATCATGGCTCAAAGGAGCGTCAGCATGACCTTTGTTCTCGATCAATCATCCGGTGAAAACTGGGCGGCCTATAACGCCGATTGTGTGCCTTTTGCAGCCGGTCTTCCTGATAGTTCGATTGATTTCAGCGTTTATTCCCCGCCATTTTCGTCACTTTATATCTATTCCGAAAGCGTTGCCGACATGGGCAACTGCGCATCCGATGACGAATTTTTCGAGCAATATCGTTACCTAGTGCGCGAAAAGCTGCGGGTCACTCGACCGGGGCGACTTACCGCCATCCACGTCAAAGACCTGGTTTACTACCAAAACAGCAGTGAACGTGGCACGGCCGGACTGCGCCCTTTTTCTGACGACTGCACCCGGCTGCACATTGATGAAGGATGGGATTTCCATTCGCGAATTACGATTTGGCGCGATCCGGTGCGAGAGATGCAAAAGACCAAGGCGCACGGCCTGCTTTGGAAGACGTTGCGCGCCGACAGCACTTTCAGCCGTATGGGACTCCCCGAATATCTGCTGGTTTTCAGAAAGTGGGCCAAACCAGGTGAGGAAGTCGTACCGGTAACTCACACCAAGGAGAGCTTTCCAGTCGAAGAATGGCAGGATCATGCTTCGCCAGTTTGGAATTTCAGTAAGCAGGATTTGCCAGAAACTGATGTACTCAACGTCAAGGTTGCGAGATCTGATAAGGACGAAAAGCATCTCTGCCCCATGCCTTTGAATATCACTAAGCGCGCGTTGCGCATGTGGTCCAATCACGGCGACAGGGTGTTTTCACCTTTTATGGGGATTGGCTCGGAAGGGTACGTTTCGCTTCAGGAAGGACGGCGCTTTGTTGGAACAGAACTCAACCCGAATTACTTCCGCCAGGCAGTGAAGAATCTGACCGAAGCCGCAGCTTACAGCGAAGCACCTACGCTTTTCGTATCCAACGACAACAACCCGGAGGCTGCAAATGCAGCCTGACACCGACATCTGTCACGTCTGCTACCGCCACGCCATCGGCCTCGGCGTGCAAGCAGACCGCGAGCCGGTGCGCTGGCTGTGCAAGGAATGCGCCGACATTGCCGAGCATATTCGGCATCGCCGTCGCCTGGACCCGTACGAGCTGCGTGCGCTTGATACCGGTGTCGAGGCGGTTGGGGAATACTTAGTGTCCATCCAAAAGACCGACCTTAAGGAAATGGACGAACTGGAAGCGCGCATGCTGGTGCGCGCCGCTTGGGAAGGCTGCGGGCGAGGGATGCGCGCGGCCCTTAGTGAAGCTCCATTCTGAGGCAGCCATGACAGCCTATTACAACGAGTTTGACCCGAAAGCGGCCGCTTGGATGCGCGAGTTAATCAAGGCTGGCCACATCGCACCGGGAGATGTTGATGAGCGTTCAATTGTCGATATTCGACCTTCCGACCTTATCGGATACACACAATGCCACTTCTTCGCCGGGATCGGCGTCTGGTCATATGCGCTCCGTCGAGCGGGATGGCCGGATGACCGCCCAGTCTGGACCGGCTCCTGCCCTTGTCAGCCTTTCAGCGCGGCAGGCAAAGGAGCAGGGTTTACTGACGAGCGGCACCTATGGCCGCACTTCCACTGGCTTATTGACAACTGCCGCCCTCCAGTCGTCTTTGGTGAACAGGTTGCGAGCAAGGACGGCCTTGGCTGGCTCGACCTTGTACAAGCTGACCTGGAAGGATCGGGCTACGCCAGCGGGGCGGTCGATACCTGCGCTGCGGGCTTCGGTGCGCCGCACGTCAGACAGCGGCTGTATTGGGTGGCCCACGCCTACGACAAGGGATCACAAGGACGGTGCGGAGTGCCAGAACGTACAGCTGAACGCGCTGTTGGGTCGGGTGGCTTGGCTGACGGGTTGGCCGACAGCGCAAGCTTCGGACGGGTCGGGCGGCGGTCAGGCGGCGAGGGCCATGAACTCGGAGAGATCGAACGATCTGAACGACTTCGCGATGCTAGCTGGCTGGCCGACACCCATGGCGGGGACACCTGCGCAGAACGGCAACAACATGGCGGGGAACAACGACAGCAGCCGCAAAACTGTGGAATGCTGCATCACGGATCAACCAGCCCGACTAACGGCCACTGGCGAGATGCTGACTGGCTCTTCTGCCGGGATGGAAAGTGGCGGCCAGTTGAACCCGGCACATTCCCGCTGGCTCATGGGGTTGCCGCCCGAGTGGGACGATTGCGCGGTTACGGCAATGCAATCGTTGCGCCCGCAGCGCAAGCGTTCATCGAAGCTTACCTAGGCACCGAGGTTGTGGCCGCCAACGATAACTATCTCAGCAGGCCTGACGTCGCTCCTCGAGCGAGTTGAGCAAATCGCTCAGTTCCTTGGCATCGCGGTAGTTCATTCCTACCGCCTGCCGTACGCCCATTTCGACTGGCTTTTGAACTTTCTGATCAACCACTGACCAGGTGTCGTTAATTCCGTTTGACGCTTTGTATCGTCCGCCGATGTACCGCCCACCCTTCAATGTTGATCTGCTCATCCCAGTCCTTTCAAGGTTCGAATCGATTGAAATCTATGATTACAGACATGGTAAACACATCGCAAGTTGCTGCCGTCGCAACCGACCCCATGCTCGACGGTCACTGCAGCGTAGCTGCTTCGCGCTGCGCATAAAGATAATTCAGCAAGTCGGCCAAATCGTCGGCTTGCTCCCACTCAAGGCCGATCTGTTTGATGCCGTTAACTTCCGCGGCGTCGCCCGTCCAGACATCAATTACAGCCCATACGCCGTCATACATTTCCAATGTGTCGTACCGAGCTTCTGCCATGGCTGTTTCTCCATCAATAGGAATTTCATGGAATATACTATCAAAGCCATCCCTACAGAATACGCTGGCGTGCAGTTCCGTTCACGTACCGAAGCCCGTTGGGCTGCATTTTTCGATCTCGTCGGGTTGAAATGGGATTACGAGCCGCTTGATCTTGAAAGGTGGGCGCCTGATTTCATCCTGAGAACGTCGCTGACGAATGTTCTGGTTGAGGTTAAGCCGGTAGACCTGACGGCCTATATTGACGCTGTAAATAGAGGCGGCGACGATGTCGCCCAGTTATCTTCCTACGATAAAGCACTGGCTCATTCCCGAAAGCACCAGGTTCTTTTACTCGGCATAGCGCCCTTGGAAATGCAGGGCGCGACTTTGCCGATCGGCATCCATACCACGCCGCCACGCGGGGCAGAATACTCGTTTGACGACATGCAGGACGCGCTAACGGTTGGAGATACATCGTTCGTAACGGACGCATGGCGCAAAGCCGGTAGCGTCACGCAATGGACAGTTGACGAACCGGATTTATCCACATCGCAGATCGTCAGCCGCGCACTTAATCGCGCGCATCGCAAAGCCGAACAAAAGAGGGCGGCATGAACATGACTCTTGCATCTGATCTGTCTCGAGATCTCGCGCTTGCCTATATCGCTGCTGATATCCCGGTTTTCCCATGTCGGGCGAAAGACGAAGAAACCAACGAATTTGACGAAGAAACCGGCGAAATCGTTGTTCTGAAAGCCAAAACACCTCTTTTGAGTAACGGGTTCAAGGGCGCAACGAAAAACCTACGCGTAACCAATATTCTGTGGGATCGTAATCCAGGTGCTATGGTGGGCATCCCAACCGGCGAACAGTTGGGCGCATGGGTCCTCGACGTCGATGTGCACAAGGACGAGAACGGCGAAATTATCGACGGATTCGAAACGCTCTCTGCCCTTGAAGATAAGTTCGGCCCACTCCCCAAAACTGCCACAGCCCGTACTGCGGGCGGCGGAGAACATCGTTATTTCAAATATGTGCCGGGCGTTCGCAACCGGGGCAGACTTGGCGCTGGGCTGGATGTTCGTGGATCGGGTGGTTACGTCGTCGCTCCCGGCAGCATTATGGACGATGGTCGCGCCTATAAATGGGTCGACTATTCCGGCCCTGGTCTGCCCCCTTTGGCAGACGCCCCGCAATGGCTTTTGGACCTCGTTTTGCCAAAGGAGCCAATATCGATCGGTGCGGATTACACCTATGACCGCGGGAGCAACGACGCTTATATCGACCGTGCAATTCAACTGGAGCTCGAAGAAACTGCGTCTGTGCCAATGGGTGCTGGGCGCAATAATCGTTTGAATGCAGCGGCATTTTCTCTTGGTACGCTCGTCGGCGCTGGAGCTTTGCCAGAACATGAGGCGCGCCAATTGTTGCAAGATGTTGCGCGTGGATGGGGGCGTGATTGGGTCAAGTGCTGTAAGACGATCGAAAACGGTTTGTCTGCTGGCATGCGCCAACCACGACAAATCCCAGAGCGGTCATTCTACGATGATGACAGCACCCCACCGGTTAGTGTGACTGGCCTTATTGAGAAATATCGCAATCGTCACGACGACGATGTAACTGATAGCGACCATCGAGCGGATGCAGACGAAGCAGTTCCAGAGTCCGACGACGACGATGTTCCTGACTACAAGTTGGAAGCTGTCGCCGATCTGGAAAGCCTGACATATCCGGGCGGTTTGGTTGAAGACATGATTGACTGGATCGTATCGAGCGCGGAACAGCCATCTCGCACGCTTGCCATGGCTGCTGTGTTGCCATTGCTGGCGTCGTTGGCTGGTGCTCGATATTCGACAGGTTCTCGCGATACACGTCCAAACCTGTACACTGTGGCGCTGGCGGAATCGGGCTTCGGCAAGGAACACGCCCGATCACAGATCAAGCGTATACTCATGGCCGATCAAGGCATATTCGATGCTTATAGTGGCCCTGCGCGCATCATGTCGGCGTCAGCATTGCGTGAGGTGCTTGAGAAACACTCATCGGTTAATTGTCAGATCGATGAATTCGGCGGTTTCATACGCGATATCACAGACCGAAAGGCAGGCAGTCATCAGCGGGCAATTTCGACGGATCTGCGAGACTATTACTCGGCATCGTCAACCTTCTTCGAAGGCGCGGCCTATCGTGGTGTTCCTCCGAAGAGAATTTATAACCCCACCCTATGCATTCACGGCACTTCGACGCCAGAGCAATTTTGGTCGGCCCTCAGTAGCGCAAGCGCCGAGGACGGGTTGCTGCCGCGCCTTATCCTGTTCCATGTCACAGGCGAAAAGCCTTACGCTGTAAAACCGTCCCGTGATGTTCGCGAAGTGCCATATCTTCTGATGGAGCGTATGGCATCGGTAGCTGGCATTAACGTGGCTGCGAAGCGTGGCAATCTGTCTGGGATGAATATTCAAGTGCCGGCGTATGGTGAAAACAAGCCGTACATCGTTCAATGGACACCAGACGCAACCGCTCTTTTCAGGTCGGTCAAGGATTCGATTGACGCTCGAGAAAAGATGCTGGCATCAGAAGCTCGACCGTTTGCACGACGCATCATTGAAAACGCGATCAAACTTGCGCTGATCGTTGCGGTTGGGAAGGACCCGACGGAACCGGTCATAACCGAAACTGATTTCGAATGGGCTTCATGCGTAGCCTGGACGTGCGCAGCAACAATGATCGCCGAAGTGACAGAACGTCTGGCCGACAATGACCGTGAGGCGAATTATAAGCGCATCGTGGGGTTGATCCGTAAGGCAGGCACCAAAGGCATCACGGAAAGTCGTCTGTTCGATCGTTGTAAGGCGATCGAGGGGCGTCGCCGCGAAGAGATATTGAAGGAGCTTTTTCACACCGGGAAGGTGATAAAACAAGATGCGAAATCCAAGCGAGGGAGACCGGCAAATCGACTTGTCTGGATGGACTGACACGACGGGGCTTCGGCCCCGTTTTTTTTGGTTTTGATAGGACGATTAAAAATCATCCACCGCGGCAATTCTGTCCATGGATTAAATTCGACTGCCGAATTCTGTCCCGGATTTTAATCGGTTCTGGATGGATAAAATTCAGGCCGAAAAGATCAATAAAATCAACAGGTTAATCTCTCTATATATATTAAAATCCATTCATCCACGTATTATATAATAAGTACCTTTTTATATAGATTCAGGGGGTCTGTATATAAAGGGGTTGCAGAATGGACAATTAATGTGACCGCTGTTTTTAGCCGCTCCGTGTCGGCCATTAACACGACATTTATTGAGGCATTCCACACTCCTCTTGCCGCTACCAACGGCACACCGCAATCAACACGAGGAGCTCACATGGCACGCAGCCGCACACGCGCGCCTTCGTCTACGACAACCACCCAGATCACACGCATCAACGGCGCTCGCGTAAAGATCACCACCAAGGCTGGCAAGGTGACGACAAAGCCAGCCTTGCCGCTCGAATGGGAACTACAGGCGGCGCAGGTTTCCGCATTGCGCCGCCTGCCGCAATACCAGCGCCAGTTCCTGTTGGCCGGAGACATGAACGCCAGTAAGCGTGGGCCAAGGGCTCAGGCCCAGGCAATCGCAACGGGAATGACCAGCGGCGAACCTGACCTCCGCATCTATGGCGAATACGGTCGGTTGCTGCTGATCGAGAACAAGGTCGGGCAGGGAAGACTGTCGCCAGCCCAGAAAGACCGCCACGCGGCCCTACAGCGGCTCGGCTACACGGTTCTGGTCATTCGGGCCACCACGACGACAGAAGCCGCTGAGCGGGCCATTACGGCGGTTCTGGAGTGGCTGGCACAAGAGAAGGGGAAAGCAGCATGAAGAATACAAGACATGGATCTCTCGCAGAACAGTTGAAGGCACTTATGGCGTATCGCAATCGACCGGAAGGTCAGCAAAAACCATTACAGACGAACTGGTCTGTTGTGCCCGGCGCGAATGACAATGACCCGGAGGAAGTTGCCGACATGCGTTATGAGCGAGACTGGCGACAAACACCGTCAGTGCAAGCCATCATGCAGAATGTAGCTACTGACGATATCGAGAAGAATGAGAGTGGACAGACCGTCCGCATAGGAAAGCTGCGATTCAGTGACGGTAACCAGACTGAAGTCGGATATGTGCTCGGCATAGACGGTGAAGTTATTCAGGCCGACATACGCATGCCGACCGGCGCAATGCTCGGCATGAAAGATAAGCCAGATCGAGCGTCGGGCGGCGGAGTAGACCCGAAGGATACCAAGGCCAGCAATCACTATTTTGAAGATATGCTTGGGACACTGCCGCATCGATATATTCCATCCGGCAAGCGCCGAAATGGTACGGATTACAGCACTGAAGAATCCGCCCGAACTCTCGCAGATGCCTACGCAAACACCGACATGGAGAAGGTTACGTTCACACGATATCCAAAAGGGTTGCCGTGTGGCTCGCCCAAGGTGGCCGATAGTTTCCTCGGTATGAGAAAGACGACGTGTGCCGGTGGAGGAGACGAAGCGTGGGAAGATACACTGTCTGCGATGATCGATCGTGATCTGTGGTTTGAAGCGCTTCAAGAGTTGAAGGATAGGGATCGCGACGTTCTGGATGCCGCGTTGGAGGCCAAGACATATACAGATGTTGGCGTGGCTGCTGGTCAGAGACCAAAATACGCCACTTACAACGGCGGAGGAAGGCGCGCGCTACTGGACGCAAACGATAACTTGGCAGCCGCAATCAAAAAATATGCTGCTTAGTGTTTAAATTCCTCGATCTCGTGCGGAGTATAGTGAAGGGGTTCAACCGCTATGCGGTTGCCCCGCACTGTTCCGTGCGCGAGGCGACGGACGCTCGGTCATGTTGCAGTTGGGTGCAACCGCTGAACCGGGCGTAACTTTCCAAAACAGCGCCCAAACCTCTGCTGTCGGCTTGTCCGGTATTATGTATGGGCCTTCTCATTCCAGCGCCGTTTCTCCTCCGGCTGCTGGTTCGGCGGGTTGAGCCTATTGCGGTAGGCTCCCCGCCATCTGATTTCATGCGGAGTGGAGAAGTGGTCATCTCGTCTGGCTCATAACCAGAATATCGTCGGTTCGAATCCGACCTGCCGCAACCAATCGACCTGTTCTAGGGCTTGGCCCGCGAGATCGCCTTTGCGGTCGCAGGTCAACCAATTGCCCGTGTAGCTCAGATGGTAGAGCAGCCGCCTTGTAAGCGGATGGTCCGGGGTTCAATTCCTCGCTAGGGCACCAATCAACGAAACCTGACACGCCTATGCTCGCATGCGCATCAGTCGGGTTGCTTTCAAAAACGAGGAGAGAAATATGCAGACAGAACACTTCGATACTTATGCCGTCGCCAAAGCATTTAACGAATGGATGCGTAGTTACACGGAAGATCCATCGCAGTTCGACCATGAATGGCAAACGGTAACATCCTTCTTGAAGCAGACAGACGAAGGAGTTGAGCCTGACTATGGCAAGTCTTGTGCTGCCTATCTTGCGAAGCTGCTAGATGAGGCCAGCTAACGCTGACCAACGCCCTTGGAAGAGCTGGTACAAGCTGGCCCGATGGGAGCGCAGACGACAAGAACTGTTCGCAAAGCAACCGCTGTGCGTCAAATGCCTTGAGCGCGAAGAGGTAACGGTAGCCGACACAGCTGATCACGTGGTGCCACATCGTGGAGACCCAGACCTATTCTGGCATGGCGAGCTTCAGCCCCTATGCGCCTCATGCCATAGCCGACTGAAACAGCGAGAAGAGTTGGGACAGGACGTCGTTCGGTTCGGATCCGATGGGTGGCCGGTCGGTTGACGACCCCCGGGGCATCGAAAAGTCCAAAGGCGCTGCAGCCCCGGACCGGCGGGGACCCACAGCGCACGCATCCGCAATTGAAAATATGACCCCATAAGGATTTCATTCCATGGCAAAGCCGAGAAATCCCCTCGGCAAGGCCAAAGTCGAGGGGCGGGACAAGAAAGACCCACAGCGCTTCAAAAACCGCGCAGACCCAGCCGCAAACGGCCCGCTTGGCGCTCCTCCCGTCTGGTTGAGGGACAACACCGATATCAAGGCGAAGTCAGCCTGGAAGTTGTTCGCGAAAGAGCTGCCGTGGCTGAATGAATCACACCGCACGCTTGTCGGCATGGCCTCAACTATTCAGGGTCGCATCATGGCCGGACAGGAAGTTGGTGTGCAGGCGATGAACTTGCTTCGACAGATGCTTGGCCAAATGGGCGCGACGCCTGCGGATGCCTCCAAGGTGGCAACGCCAGACGAGGGCGAAGAAAAGGATGATCTGCTTGACTGATATGCCTGCGCTTGAGCGTGTGAGCGCTTATGCGCAAGCTGTCATTGATGGCAAAGAAGTCGCTGGCCCTCACGTTCGCAATGCGTGTCGCCGCCATTTCGATGATCTCGAACATGGTCACGAGCGCGGGCTGTATTGGGACGACGATGCTGCCGACCGCGTGTTTCGGTTCTTCGAAGGTCGGCTCAAGCTTTCCGAAGGCCAGTTCGAAGGCAAGCCTTTCAAGCTGCATGCCTCGCAGGCTTTCAAGCTGGGTTCGCTGTTCGGCTGGAAACGTGCCGACGGATCGCGCCGCTTTCGCCGTGCTTACATCGAAGAAGGCAAGGGCAACGGTAAGTCACCGTTTGCTGGCGGTGTCGGTCTGTACGGACTAATCGCCGACAAGGAGGCTGGCGCCCAGATATATGCGGCGGCTGCCAAGAAAGAACAGGCGGGAATTCTCTTTCAGGACGCCGTCAAAATGGTGCGCGCCGCTCCTGCTCTGGTCGAGCGGTTGAAATTCAGCGGCGGTATCGGGCGCGAGTTCAATATCGCGCATCACAAGTCGCAATCGTTTTTTCGTCCGATCTCGAAGGATTCCGGCAAGTCTGGCTCTGGTCCGCGACCGCACTTCGCGCTTTGCGACGAGGTGCACGAACATCCCGACCGCTCGACCATGGAAATGCTGGAGCGCGGCTTCAAATTTCGTCGTCAGCCTCTGCTGTTGATGATTACGAACTCGGGCAGCGACAGAAACAGCATTTGCTGGGAAGAGCACGAGCACGCCGTCAAGGTGGCTGCTGGTACGCAAACGCCGGATGAGGATTTTACCTATGTCGGTGAGGTGATCGACGACACGACGTTTTCCTACGTCTGCGCGCTGGACAAGGGCGACGATCCGCTTAAGGACGAAACCTGCTGGAAGAAGGCGAATCCGCTTCTCGGCGTTATTCTGACGCAGGAATATCTGGCCGGTGTTGTCGCTCAAGCGAAGCAAATGCCAGGCAAACTGAACGGCATTTTGCGCTTGCACTTCTGCTGCTGGACCGATGCTGACAAGGCATGGATGCCACGCGAGACCGTTGAAGGCGTAATGGATGACTTCGACCCCGAAGTCGAACACGCTGACAAGCCGGTTTTCATGGGCGTCGACCTGTCGGGCAGCAAGGATATGACGGTTCTTGCGTGCGTTGTGCCGACTGGCTTCAAGGAAATGGAGCGGGAAGACGGATCTACCGTCAATCTGCCGACGTTCGATGCATGGGTTGAGGCCTGGACACCTGCCGATACACTCGAAGCGCGGGAGCAGGCTGACAAGGCACCCTATGCGCTCTGGGTAAAACAGGGCTGGTTGAATGCCCCGCCGGGCAAGCGAATTCGATATGACTTCGTTGCCTCGCGGGTGCAGCAAATCGATCAGTCCTTTGACATTCAAGCCATCGCCTACGACCGCTACGCTTATGACAAGTTCCGCGAGGAAGTCGCAGCGCTCGGGTTGGACATTGAACATGTCGCACATCCGCAGGGTGGCAAGGTTCGGGCACGTCCCGAGCCAGCAAAGGTAGAAGCGGCGAAAGCTGCTGGCTTACCGCTGCCTCAAGGGTTGTGGATGCCGGGTTCAGTTCTGGCGCTCGAGGATATGATTATCGACGGTCGCATTCGTATGCGGCGCAATCCGGTGCTCATGACCGCCCTGATGGGTGCCACCTTCGACCATGACCCGCAAGACAATCGGTGGTTTGTCAAAACGAAGGCATCGGTGCGCATTGACGCTGCTGTCGCTCTGGCAATGGCTGTCGGTGTGGCGATGGATACACCGATCGAGCCAGCCGACATCGACGACTTCGTCAACAACATGATCACCATAACCTGGTAGGAGTGCCCATGGGCCTTTTGACTTGGGTCGGGAAGCCTTTCGGGCTTCTTTCCGGCCCATGGCGCGCATTCTTTGGAATGTCGACGACAAGCGGCGAGACGGTCACATATGAACACGCCATGCAGCTTGATGCCGTCTGGGCGTGTGTGAACCTGATTTCGAATGCCGTGAAAACGCTGCCCTGCAATGTTTACAAGGGCGACGGCGTTGACGTCGACCGTGAGAATCCGCTGTACGAACTGCTACACGACTTGCCGAATCTGGATGACAGTGCGTCCGATTTCTGGGGCATGGCTGCCCTTTGCCTTTGCCTTGACGGCAATTTCTTCGCCGAAAAGAAGAAAAATGGCGACCGGCTGGTAGCGCTGAACCCGTTCAATCCGCTTTGCGTCGATGTAAAGCGCGATGACCGGAACAACCGCTACTACGAAGTCACCGAGCAGTACAAAAACGGCAAGAAGGGCGGCGTTCGAAAAATCCGCGAAGAAGACATGCTTCATGTCCGCGGATTGGTCATGCCCGGCTGCGATCGCGGCCTTTCGCCTATCGCCGCACAGCGCAATGTGATCGGCAACGCCATGGCCGGCGAAAAGACGTCGGGCCGTATGTTCAAGAACGGCATGATGGCTTCGGTCGTCTTATCGTCGGATCAGGTTCTGAAGGCCGATCAGCGCAAGCAGATTGCGGAGTCGTTGCAAGCATTTGCCGGCGCCGATAAGGCAGGCGGGATCGCGGTGCTGGAGGCGGGCCTAAAACCGTCGCAGATCACCATCAATCCAAAAGATGCGCAAATGCTTGAGACGCGACAGTACAGCGTCGAGCAAATCTGCCGCATTTTCGGTGTGCCGCCGGTCATGATTGGCCATGCCGCGAATGGCACGACGACATGGGGCAGCGGGATCGAACAATTGATCCTGCAGTTCACTAAGACGTGCCTTACGCCCATGCTCAGAAGCATTGAATCCGCGATCTACCGCGACTTGCTTGATGCAAAGACCCGCAAAACGACCGTCGTTAAGTTCAATATGGAAGGCCTGTTGCGTGGCGATAGTCAGGCGAGGGCAGAGTTCCTGCAGAAGATGGTCCAGAACGGCATTTACACGCCGAATGAGGCCAGAGCTTACGAGAACAAGCCAAAGATGGATGGCGGCAACGAGCTGATCGTCAACGGCACCATGCAGCCTCTGTCCATGGTCGGACACAACGGCGGCCCACCGCTGGATGATGCACAGCCAAGCGCTGGATAAGGGAAATTCATGAAATTCGAACACATTTTGACGGCCTTCGAGGCCGAACCGTGGGCGATTCAGCGCGAAAAACTGGCCGTTCTGGCTGATGTTCTTGCGGCACGTGTGGCGGGCGACAAGCTCGTCACACCTGAATTTGCAGCGGCTGTTTCCGACGCTCGCGCCAAGGAAATTGCTGAAATTGACGGCAAGGTCGCAGTGATCCCGGTTTATGGCGTATTGGCCGACCGAATGGACCTGTTTTCCGCGATGAGCGGCGGCACTTCTTATGCCGGCATCAAGCGCCAGCTGCACAAGGCACTGTCCAACGAGGATGTGAAGGCCGTTGTTCTTGATATTGATAGTCCTGGCGGCTCGGTACCGGGCACGGACGAACTCGCAACGGAAATTCGTAAGCTGCGTGGCGATAAAAAGCCGATCATAGCGCAGGTTAACTCGCTGGCTGCGAGCGCTGCCTACTGGATCGCGTCATCTGCCGACGAAATCGTTGTTACGCCGTCCGGGCGGGCAGGTTCGATCGGTGTCTATACGGCGCACGACGATATCTCTGCCGCGTTGGAAAAGGCTGGCGTCAAGCGAACCTACATTTCGGCCGGCAAGCACAAAGTCGAAGGCAACGAAACCGAACCGCTCGGCAAGGACACGCTGGCCTACATTCAGGACAGCGTAAACCGCTCCTACGGCCGGTTTTTGCAGAGCGTTGCCGATGGGCGTGGCATCACGAAATCCAAAGTCGAAGACGGATTTGGTCAGGGAAGGGTGTTCTATGCAGAAGCGCTCATGGACAGAGGAATGGCAGACCGTATTGCCACACTTGACGAGACCTTGGCCCGACTGGGCGCGAACACCGAGCCGGAATACGTACGCCGCGTAAAGGCGTCCAACGCCGCAAAGGCAGAAGCCGCGCAATTGTTGGCCAGCAAGATGGCCTCCGGCGAAGAAATCACAAAACGCGAATTCGAGAACGGGATCAGGGGACTGATCGGCTTGTCGAACTCGGAGGCGGAGCGAGCCGCATCGCTCTACTTCAAGGAACATCAGGGGGAACCTGATGCTGATGCGGAAAACGCCGCTGTTTCGGCGGCCCTGGAACGGCTTTTGGCCGAAACACGCACTTTCACAATTTAGTATCAGGAGGACATATGTCCGAAGTTTCACTTGCCGAGAAGATCGGCGAGCTTGGCCAGTCTTTGGCTTCTATCAAGGAAAAGGTCGGCAATCTTGCGGCCGACTTCACCACGCAGCTCCAGCAGCACGGAACCGTTTCAACCGAGCTGACCGGCAAAGTCGATAAGGCATTGTCTGAACTCGGCGACACCACGACCCGTATTAGCGAACTGGAAAAGCGCGCCGCACGTGAACGCGATGATGTCGCGCAGGGGCCGCAGGACGTCGGCGATATCGTTGTAGCGTCTGAAAAGTTCAAGTCGACCGACGTATCTGGCGCATGGCGCGGCTCGATCCGTGTTGGTATGGAACGCGCTGACATCACGTCCGGCAATACCACGGTTGGCGCCGGTCGTTCGGCCGGAACCTCGCTTGTCCCTGGACAGCGCGTGCCAGGCATTATTGCCCCGCCTAATCGCCAACTGACGATCCGCGACCTTATTGCTCCGGGCCAGACCTCGGCTGCAAGTGTCGAGTTCGTCAAGGAAACCGGCTTTACGAACAGCGCAGCGCCAGTCGCTGAAGGCACTCAGAAGCCGAAGTCTGACCTGACCTTTGATATGGAAACCACGCCTGTTCGCACTCTGGCCCATATCTTCAAGGCAAGCCGTCAGATCCTCGATGACGCTCCGGGCCTTGCAAGCTATATCAACGCTCGCGGCACGTACGGGCTCAAGTTCGTTGAAGAAGGCCAGCTTCTAAACGGTGACGGTACTGGTCAGAACCTGCATGGCATTCTCCCGCAGGCATCGGCCTTCGCTCCAGCCTTCACTCCGGAGAACGAAACGGCAATCGACCGCCTCCGACTGGCAATCCTGCAGGTCATTTTGGCCGAGTATCCGGCGAGCGGTTTCGTTCTGCACCCGACGGACTGGACCAAGATCGAGTTGACCAAGGATCTTGGCGGCAACTACATCGTCGGCAATGCCCAGTCGCCGATCGGTCCGTCGCTGTGGAATCTGCCGGTCGTCCAGACGCAGGCAATTTCTGCTGGCAAGTTCCTGACCGGTGCGTTCAATCTCGGCGCGCAGATCTTCGACCGAATGGGCGTCGAAGTGCTTCTCTCCAGCGAGAACGACAAGGACTTCGAGAACAACATGTTCACGATCCGTATCGAAGAACGCCTTGCACTGGCGGTTTACCGTCCAGAGGCCTTCGTGACCGGCGACGTCAATCCGCCTGTAACTCCTTAATCGTTGATGGGGCGCTTCGGCGCCCCTTTTCACGAGGAAATCATGAAAATCAAAGCGCTTAAAACACTTGTCGGCAATTACGGCCGATTGGATGAAGGCATGGTCGCCGATCTGCCGAACTGGCAAGCCGGCCCTCTTCTGGCGCTTGGTTACGTCGAGAAGTTTACGGAGGTTGGCGATGGCCGACACGAAGACACGCAAGCGCCGGGTGGCGAGCTACATCGGAGCGGGAATCGTCGATCCAAATCCGGCTCCCGAGCCAGAGCCGGAGCCTGAAACGCCATCGGAGGGTGGTGGCGATGGCACTGGTTGACCTCGAACTGCTGAAGAAACACCTTCGCGTGTTTCATGATGACGAAGATGCTGAGCTTGAAGTCTATCTGGCTGCGGCAGAGGCAATCGTCATCGAATGTGTCGACCGGGAGATCGTGGCTACCGGCGCGACGCCTACCTTGCCGGATGGCATTGAGTTAACCCCGCCCATCACGGCAGCAATTCTGTTGGTCGCGGCTGATCTGTACGAGAACCGAGAACCTGACATGAAAGCCGAAGGCAACGCCGTTCTGCCACGTCACGTTCGGGCGCTGCTGGCGCCATATCGGGTTTGGCGCACTCTTCTGGTGGAAGAATAATGCCATGGCTCAACTTCACAGCCACTTACGACTTCATCCCAAAGCCTGCGGTAACGATCAGATACCCGGCAGGGTACATCGGGCTGGTGACCACGCCTTGCGCTAACCGCGCCGTTGCTGCCGGCAAAGCCGAGCGGCTTCCAACTCCCACAAAAGACGAGGCTGAAGCATGGCGAAGCGCAAAAGGCCAGTCTATCCCGACATGACGTGTGAGGTATGTGGGTGTCAGACTCCTCGGCGTCACAATAGGCAAAAATACTGCGTCGAATGTAGCGAGAAGGTGATAATTGCCGCAGAAAGAGCCAGACCAAAGCGGGCAATCAAGTTAACAAATTGCATAACTTGCAACCGCATCGTTCAATTTAGATATGCCCCTCCGAAATTTTGCCCTGCATGCAAGGTTGAAGATAAGCGTGCACGTGACAGGGTAAATCAGAAGAAATACCGTCAAAGCGAAAAGTCTAAGCAGCGAGAACGTGAAAGATCTGCGATACGAAATAAAACGCCGGAAGTGCGTCAATATCGCCGAGAATATGAGCAATCTCGGAAGGATGCTGATCCCAAATTTGCTTTAGGCTTTAGAATGAGAACGCTCATTCGTGATTCACTCAGGCGACAAAAAGGAGGGGAATCATGGATAGAGATGGTAGACTTTACTGTCTCCCAACTCAAAGCTCACCTCGAGCGACAATTCTTACCGGGGATGAGTTGGGCGAATAGAAAAAAGTGGCACATCGATCATATCCGCCCGATTGCGTCGTTTAATTATGACGGCCCCGAACATCCCGATTTCAAAGCCTGTTGGGCGCTGACCAATCTTCGGCCGATGTGGGCGAAAGACAACCAATCGAAGGGTGCCAAACAGGTTTACCTTATATAGAGGGGCTAGAATGTCAGCGGGCCAACTCAATCAAAAAATCACATTCCAGCGGCGTGAGGTTATTGAAGATCCTTTCGGCGGAACTCGCGGTGGGTGGGTCGACCAGTTCACTGTTTCGGGAAGGCTGGAACCGCGATACGGCAGCAATGCAGAAAGCGTTATGGCTGCGCGAATGCAGTCCATGCAGCCGTATAACCTGACGATCCGTGGCAGCACTGCGGCAAGGCAGGTGACAGCGTCTTGGCGGGTCTATGACGCTCGGGCGGGGAAGACCGGGGATAAGCCAAACCGCGTGTTTGGCATTAAGACCGTCGTCAATCCGGACGAACGCAATGCCTATTTAGAAATGCTCGTCGTCGAAGGCGAGGAAACGTAATGGCGGTAAAGACCAAAGGTCTGGATCGCCTGCAGATCAAGTTAAAGAAGTTCCCGGAAGTTGCTGAAAAGCTTGTCCGCGCTGCTATGGAACAGGCGGCCGACGAAATCGTTGCGATGATGAAGCGTCTCGTCCCGGTTGATAATGGCGATCTCCGAGATAGCATCGGGTGGACGTGGGGCACAGCCCCAAAATATAGCCAGCGCATTGGCAGCGTTAAGTCGAATGACGGCAAGCTGACAATTACGATATACGCCGGCAATTCAAAGGTGCGCTATGCACATCTTGTTGAATGGGGGAGCGCACCGCACGTCAACGGCGGCATGTATCCAGGTACTTTCAATCCCGGGGCAAAGGCACAGCCGTTCTTCTACGTCTCGTGGCGAGCCAAACGGCGAAGTGCGCGGGCGAGGGTATCTCGCGCTATTACCAAGGCAGCCAAACAGATAGCGGCGGATCGCTAATGGACCCGGTTTTAGAACTTCAGGGCGCGATTATTCAGCGCTTGCGAAGCTTTCCTGCGCTTGTCTCGCTTATCGGTCAGCGTAGCTACGATAACCCGCCTACAAATGACCAAGGGCAGGTTTCGCCCTCAATCTTCCCCTATGTCAGTATCGGCGCGTCGAGCGCTCAGCAGGTAGATGCCGACTGTATTTTCGCTGACGATATCATTTTCCAGCTGGATGTCTGGTCGATTGAGCCAGCCAAAAAGCAGATGCGCGACGTCGCAAACGCAGTGCGTCTCGCAACACGAGGGTGGGAACCTGCCTTGACGATAAACTCCCTCGTGACATTCGAATATTGGCGAACTGACTACATCAAGGACGGCGCAATAAATCATGCGTCGATCCGTTACACGGCGATTATCGAGCAGCCTTAAGGCCCCCGCGCCGATCACCCTGAGAATCTGTTTATAGGGCCGTCCTTTGGGTGGCCTTTTTCGTATGGAGGCCAGTTTGGCTAGACCTGTTACTGCGCGTTTCGGCAAGTTCCTCGTACTGCTTGGCGACGGCGAAACCCCTGAAACGTTCGCTATGCCGTGCGGCTTTACCTCAAAGTCGCTCAATCTTTCCAACAATCTGACCGAAGTCGAAATTCCAGATTGTGACGATCCTGACGCGCCTTTTTGGACGTCACGAGATATCCAGTCTATGACGGCTTCGATCAGTGGCGAAGGCGTCCTTGCTGCTGAGGCTATCCCGGCTTGGTCGGCCGCTCGTCAGAATATGGACGGTGTTTCGGTCCGTATCGAAGTCGAGTTTTCCAGTGGTAAGCTGGCCTATGAAGGCAAGTTCAAGTTCGAATCGTTCGAAATTGGCGCTGAAAACGGTGGGCGCGTTACGGTTACGGTTTCGATGCAGTCTGATGGTGAAGTCACCGAAACCTGGACGCCAACTCCATAATGGCTAGAGACGCGAGCATAGCGCTTCCTTTTGGTGCCGAGGTGAGAACTTTTCGCCTCGGTATCGAGCAGTTGGTGAAGCTTCAAGAAGATCTTGATATGGGGCCATACGTTCTTTGGGATCGTATGAGAAGCAGGCCCCGCCTGACCAAAAGCCATCATATCGAAGAAAATGGCGAAGTGTCTAAGGTTGATATCGGCATTGATGGGGAGATCGATCCACCGGCTTTGCCTCCCCTTTGTGGCGTTAAGGAAATTCGGTCCATTATTCAACATGGTCTCGAAGGCGGTGGGATGGCGGTTCGCGATGCATCGAGCTTGATACGATCTACCCTCGGCACAGTACATCGGGACGAAGACAGGCTTCTAGCGATCGCGATCCTTTCTGTTGCAATCTATGGAGCGCTTGACGAAAAGCCGGGGGAGCCAGAGGCGGCAAATCAGGAGAGCCAATCGACGATCTTCCAAACGGAAAGATCAGATTTGCCGCAATCTACGGCAACGGCGTAGCAATAGGCCTGTCGATATCCGAGATTAAATCCATGTCTATGTGGGAATATATGTCAGCATTGGACGGCTACGCAAAAGTGCATTGCCCAAAAGATAATGGATCGATGTCGGATGAAGATCGAGAAGTATTGTGGGAAATGGTGCAGGAGCGGAGTTAGTGGGACGCTGCTGGCGAAGTACGGGTAGGAGGAAATATGAAATTGAATAAAGAAAGGGCGGCAGTTCGAAAAGAGATTGCCGCCATGAATTCAAATGTGTTTCAGAACTATCAAGCCGAGATCATAGCCGCGACCGGACCTAATAGCGCTATGGCGCCTAGGCTGGAGGATTTGGTTGGTTCTTCGCCATCTCCTTAACGTTTCGGCCAATCTCACGAATTAATCCGCCATAGGCTGGTTCTTCTGCCTCGTGCTTGGCACCAACATCGTCAATTCTAGCTGCCAGATTGGCGATATTGATGAGGTTTCTCTCCCCAAGCTCCGCTACCAAGCAGAGAAATGCTGCGTGGTTTGCCATTGTTTGAATTGCTTGCGGTGACATTGCCATTTTTAAGCCTCCCGTTGTTAACGGGCAGCATCAAGGCAGATTCGCGGCAGGGTTGTCTAGCCTTGGTTGGGTTTTTGCAGATTTTCGCTTAACTCGCGAATTTGTTTATCTAGAATTTCATCGATCTCCTGAAATGCATCTATTGAAATCTTGGCTTGTATCTTAACGGATTCGTTTATTGCCGAAATGTCTTCGTCGGACAGCGTCGCTGCTGGCAGCATCTTAATCAATATGCGATTTAATTTGGATGAAGCGTCGGCAAACTGTTCAAATAGTAGGCCATGATTTATCAATAGGCGCATAGCCTCAGCACGCGAGGGGATATGATTCCGGTATCGCCACTCGTCAATTGCTTTAGCTTCTGACGCCGTCACCATAAAAGGCAGGCGCACATCTTTAGGTTCGTCGGTCATAGGCACAAAATGGCATAGTTGTAGCGTTTGCACAAGTTCGCTTGACAAACGTTGTTTCTCTTGTAGCATTTGGTTCACTTGTGCAAATGGCACAAGCGGCTGGCATCGCGGTGCAACGCGAAAGCCAGCCTAGCTCCAGATAAGGATTGGACCATGACCAGAGCTAATGCAGTTGATACCAGAAGAACGTTTACAATTGCAGACCTGAATACAGAAATCGACGGCGAGCCTCGCATCAACGACCTGCGACTTGGTGAAGGTTTGGGCTTCGCCCGTCCTCGCGTTATCCGCGAGTTGGTTACCAGAAACAAAGAAGAATTAAGCACTTACGGTTCACTCGCCGTACGGCACGGCAAGTCGCGCGGCCAGTCATTTACCGAATATTTCCTAAACGAAGGCCAGGCGCTCCTCATATGCATGTTTGCCAAGACGGTTGCAGCCGCAGCCGTTCGTAAAGCGCTGATAGAAGTTTTCATGGAATATCGACGCGGCAAGATTGTTAAACCAATCCATGTCCGCAAACATGACCGTCGCACCAGCACCAAGATCGACGACGCCATTCGCCTCCGCACAAATATCGACCGGCTCGAAACGGTTGCCGACACGATTGCTCCAAAGCCGCAGAATATGTGCGCCATGGTGATCGATGGTGAACCTGTCTGGGTCGATATCAATAAGTACGATGGGGCGGGAAGGGCGGTCGTTCTTGAACATGATGGCCGCGTTCGCATCCAAGATGTCGAGCCGGAAGTTATCAACTTCAAACCGTTTGGTGCCCGCACCGCATTGGGTCAGCGCTTTAAATCGCCATTCGGTGGGACAGCGCGCAACTCGGTCGCAGTTATCGGAATGGTGATCGGTGCTGAAAAGCCAGCCGTGCTGAATGAGGCATCTGTTCAAATTGAACATGAGCCAGTGAAGAAAATTGCACTGGAACCGCAATATCGCGGCAAGCGTATTAAATTTCGCGATAAGATCCTGCAGCTCATCGATGAGACCAATCTTTCAAACCGCCAGATAGCACAAGTGACCGGCGCGACCTATCAGACGGTTACGCATTGGCGAAGATGGAGAGATGATCGGGTGAGCGCTTAGGCGCTCACTTTCTCGTAACCAAGGCAATCGTAAGTTCGATTACCAATATTTTTCTTTGTTATTCCGGTCCGCCCACGAGGTTCCGCGAAGAGTGTTCAGGCAGCGATCAACTTGGTCGCGCGCTTGCACAAATGATTTTGCTTTGCCTTCTGGGTGGCCGCTTTTCCACGATCTTAGTTCTACGACCCATTCATCACAGTCTCGCTGAGTTTCTACCATTTGCTGTGCGGCAAATGCGGCGCTGACCGCACTGGCTTGCTCTCGCCGCTGGTACTCGCCCCAAAAGAAATACACGACAAACGCTATAATCGCGACGCAAGCAGCGCCCACTAGTGCCTTCATCGTCGCCTCCTAGCCCACTTTCAAGCTTTTTATCAGGACATTGCGGCCAATGGCAACAGACCTTGAAAGGCTGGTGGTTCAGCTGTCGGCTGACATCAAGTCGTACCAAAACGCTCTCAACAAAGCGAATAACGTCTCCAATCGCCAGTTCAAGGCAATCGAGAATCGCGCAAGGCAAATGAATAGCAATCTTGATGCTATTTTTTCCAAGTCTTTCCGTGGTCTTGTCGCACCACTAACTGGCATCGGAGCCGCGCTCGGCACGCGAGAAATACTGCAGTACGCCGATGCTTGGACAAGCGCAAAGAACAGTCTCGCGGTGGCAGGGGTGTTGGGCGCTCAGCAACGGCTGGTGCTGGATGAACTATATCAGTCGGCGCAGGCGAACGCTGCCCCGATCACGGCGCTAACCGATCTTTATGGTAAGGCGGCTCAAGCATCAGATAACCTTGGCGCCAGTCAAGAAGACCTTCTGAAGTTTTCTGATGGTGTGGCTGTCGCCCTGAAGGTGGCCGGAACAAGCGCCACTCAGGCATCTGGCGCACTTACGCAGCTCGGCCAGTTGCTAGGGCAGGCCCGTGTACAGGCTGAAGAATTCAATTCAGTCAATGAAGGCGCGCGTCCTATTCTGATGGCCGTAGCCAACGGCCTCGATGCAGCTGGCGGTTCGGTCTCAAAGCTCAAATCCCTTGTCACCGATGGCAAGGTTAGTGGGCAACAATTCTTCCAAGCGTTTTTGAAGGGCTTGCCGACAATCCAGTCGATGGCGGCCAACGCAACGCAGACGATCGATCAGGGGCTAACTAAGGTCAATAACGCGTTCACCAAGTACATTGGGCAGAGCGACGAAAGCCTTGGAGCATCTCAGCGCTTGGTACAGGCGCTCAATGCGCTTGCTGATAATTTCGGAGCAACAGCAGATATAGTGCTGAAGGTCGCTGGCATTATTGCTGGCGCGCTTGTTGGCCGATCCATTGCCGGTATGATCCGGTCTCTCGGGATAGCCACCACGTCGCTTTGGACCTTTGTTGGTGCACTGCGCGCCGCGTCTTCTGCTAATGGCCTCGTAACCGCATTTGGTGGACTTGGTGCTGCCGCAGGGCCGGTTGGTGCGGTCATTGGTGGTACAGTTGTTACGGCTCTAGCTCTTTTCGCCAGCAATAGCGATTCTGCAGGTGTTGGGGCCGATCTATTCGGACAGCGTCTTCGCAAAATGGGCGAAGAAGCCGAAAAGGCCGGTAACAAGGTTGAAGAGGCGAGCAGGAAAGTTGGCGGAGAAGCCGCATTTAATGCTGGCAAGGAAGTCGAGTATTCCGTCACGGCGGTGAACGAAGCAAAGGCCGCTGTCGATAACTTGTTTGAAGCTTGGATGCAGGTACAGGGCTTAAGCCTTGTAACCGATGCCCAGCGTGAAGAGCTAGCAAGGCTCAAAAAGGGCCTCGATGACGGGACTATTTCTGCTGAAGAAGCCAAGAACGCCATTTTTGATATGGCAACGTCAGACTACAATTTTGAAGAAGCCGCGAACCAGTTCAAGCCTGTTCTGGATATGTTGGCTAAAATTCAAGAAGCCGCAATCAATGCCAAAAATGATCTTGCCGCGTTATCCGGCGCAACCATCACGGAAGGGCGCGACGAGCGGTCCTCGAAAGACCCCTACATCCAGGCGCGCGCGGCGGGAAATGCTTACATCGCTGAAGCTCAGCGCAGAAATTCTCTGAGCAAGGAACAGTTATCCATTGAAACTGAAATTGCAAAGATCAGGAAGGATGCTGAAAAATCAGGAGCCGCGCTAACTGATAAACAAATCCGCGAGCTTGCGGAGGCCAATGTAGCGGCCGACAAACGCCGTACGGAAGAAGGCAAGAAGCCTAAAAAGCCAAAAGCCACTCCGAAATCTGCAGATCAGAAGATCGATAGTGATGTGCAGGCGGTCCGCGATCGAATTGCAGCGATGCAGCTTGAAACGCAGCTTGTAGGCAAGTCGTATCAGGAGCAGGAAAAGCGGCGTATGTCGCTGGAGCTGGAGCAGGCAGCACTCGCAAAGCTTCGCGACGAGGCGATCAAGAAAGGTCAGACTGACCTTTCTAATATCAAGATATCATCTTCTCAGCGCGCGCAGATTGACGATATTTCCGAGGCTTATGCAAGGCAGGCCGACGAGCTTCGTCGAGTTCAAGACCAACAGGACCGATCGGAACAGGCTGCCGATGAATTCTACAGCACATTTAAGTCGTCAGTAACTGATGCAATTACTAGTGCGAACAGCCTTGCCGATGCACTGAAGAACATCCTTAACAAACTCGCTGATCTCGCGCTTAGCTCTGCGTTCGATGCACTTTTCAAACCTGCCACCGGCGGTGCGAGCGGCGGGGCTTTTGGTAACATCGTCTCCAATATTGGCAAACTATTTAGTTTCGACAGCGGCGGTTACACCGGCCCCGGCGGCAAGTATCAGCCGGCAGGTGTCGTTCATAAAGGCGAGTACGTCTTTGACGCTGCCAGCGTGAAAAAGGCTGGCGGACCTGCTGCCATGGATGCGATGCGCCGGGGGCTTAAGGGTTATGCCAACGGTGGTTTTGTTGGCGGCTCGCCTTTGCGCGCGCCATCCATGCCGATCCTGCGGTCATCTGCTGCGACGCAGCAAGCGCAACAGGGCATCGCCGACGTTCGTGTCTTTGTGGACCGTGACGGCAACTGGCAGGCCGAGGTCGAACGCATCTCTCAGCGCAATGTCAAACAAGGGTTGGCTTCCTACGACAAGTCTGGAGCCGTTCGGACAGCGCGCGATCTGAGGCAGGTGAATTCAAGAGGACTGGCAAAGTAATGGCTGAACTACTTCCGACTGGCCTTCGATACCAGCCGACTTTCCCGGTCCTGAATCGCCCGGTCTCCATGTCTCAGTATGGTGATCGGGCGATATCTGCGATCGAGAACGGCGATCCGTTTTGGACGTGGACTGCCAAAGTCACCGATTTGACGAACGCTAAGCGCAATTTGCTCGAGGCGTTCATTGATCGGTGCCGGGGCGGTCAGGTGACGGTACACTACACTCCGAAGCATGTTTGCATCCCTCAAGCCTATTGGGGTGACGCAAACAACTCGGCGATTACCGGTACGGCAACCCTGGGCGCGATCAACGGCAATACACTTACGCTGAATGGCGTCGCTGTTGGCCTGAAGCTGATGGACGGCGACCTGGTTAGCTTTACGATCGGGGATTATAATTTCATCGCTCGCATCGTTGCCGATGCCACCGCGGCTAGCACGAGTTTGCAGGTAAAGATAGAGCCGTTTCTGCCGTCTTACATTGGTGTTGGATCGACGGTTCGTTTTAAGAATCCAGTGATGAATATGCGGTTGATGCCGAAAACGTGGGAAATTGGCGAAGGCAAATTTCCCGATGCGTCGTTCCAGCTCATTGAGGTGCCGCGCTAATGGCTTTCCCAGCACGTCTACAGCAACTGCTCGACGAGGGCAGGGGCAAGATCGCCTCTGCCGTCAAGTTCGAGTTCGGCACCGGCACTTATGGCTTTTTCTCTGGCAAGGGAAGCGTGAGCTATGCTGGCCTTACGTACAACGGAAACACGCTGATCGACATCGATGAGCCTATGTATGCGCTCGGCACGGCTGCCCAGCCGGTGACGATGCGCCTGCCTGCTGCTGCTGATTTTGGGCTCACGCCGGATAAGCTCGGCCTGATCGAGCAGGAAGACTACAAGAACCGCCCTGTCACGTTCTACGACTTCTATTTCGATCCGGACACGAACGCTTTCCTTCATGCTGAGCCAACCTGGTACGGCTATGTCGATACCATCGATCACCGCGAGGAAGGCGATAGCGTTTGGCTGGAAGGCAATATCGAGACCGGTGCAGTCGACAATTTCCGTGAAGGATTCCGCTACGCCTCGCATGAGGACCAGCAGCTTGTGTCGCCAGGCGACATGCTTTTCGAGCACGCAGCAAGGACCAAGAATGAATTCTTCAAAATCAAGTTCGGCTAGGGTGCCTGGCTGGGATCGAGCGCTGGAAGATATTGCGACGGCCCACGTATCCATCACTCCAGAATGGGGCGTTTCAGACTGTCTGATGACTGCTGCGGACGCAATTAAGGCGGTGACAGGAGAAGACCCGCTATCGCAGTTTCGTGGGAAGTACAAGACCGAAGCCGGTGCGGCTCGAAAGTTGCGAGCCAATGGCTGCGAGAACGTCAAGGACGTGTTTGAGGTATATCTGGGCCTAGAACCTATAAACCGCCTCTCTGCTCGCCGTGGTGACGTCGGCGTAATGATGATCAATGACGAATACGTCGCCGGGTTTATTTGCGGGTCCGGCTTTGCGGTCAAGCAGCCTCAAGGGCTTGCGTTCTTTCCCGTGACGGATATCGAACAGGCCTACAAGGTCGGCCTGTAACCAACGCTACAATTTGCGCATTCGAAGGTCCGTTAGCAGCGGGCCTTTTTTGTTGCGCCTGCAAGAGGCCTCCGTATGCCATTTCTAGCACCGATCGGCGCTTTCATTGGCGGTATCGTGTCGAGCGTGGCCGCATGGGCGGCAGCAAGCCCGATCCTTGCCGGTATTGCGCAGACAGCCTTCGGCATTGCAGCAAAGTTTGCTCTCAATGCAATCTTTCCTCCGAAGACGCAAAGCCGCGCCTCCGAACTGGAAACCCAGTATGGTGCGAATATCCCGCGTTCGGTCATTCTCGGTACCTGTGCGACTGAAGGTCATCACATCTATCGCAACAGCTACGGCAGTGGCGGGCGTCTCATTCAGGACGTGTTCGTCCTGTCGAGCTTCCGTATCACGGCTGTTCCGCGTGTTCGCTACAACGGCGAGTGGCGTTCGCTTGTGCAGCAGGATGCAGACGGATACTGGCTAGTTCCGAATGAAGGCACGAGCGGTGACGATCACGACAACGTCCGCGTCAAGTTCTACTACGGCACGATGGATCAGCAGGCGGAGCCGACGCTGATCAACAATGCCCGTCCGGCTGGACGCTGGACGGCTAACCATCGCGGTGCAGGCGTTGCCTATGCAATCGTGTTTTCCGAACTGCGTAAGAACGGCGACGGCCTGACTTCACCGGCAAAGCTGCTGTTCGAAGTCGTTGGCGCACCGCTGTACGACTGGCGCAAGGATAGCACTGTCGGCGGTTCGGGCACTCATCGCTGGGAAGATCAGAGCACGTGGGAATATTCCGACAATCCATCCGTCCAGATTTACAATCTGGAGCGCGGGTTCTTCAACGGGACACAGCGCATGGTTGGCAAGGCTGTTCGTGCAAGCCGCCTCCCATTGGCAGAATATACGCAAGCCGCGAACATCTGCGATGAAACCATGCTGGATGGTTCGAAGCGCTATCGTGCTCATGCGATTACCAAAGACGGACCCGGCGCGAACCACGACGCCAACCTGACACCGATCCTTGAAGCCATGTGCGGATCGTGGGTGGAGCGCGTTGATGGTGAGTTCCCGATTGCTGGCGCTCCGCAGGCAATCGTTGCCACGATCACGGACGACGATATCAAGCGCGGAGCATCGCTTCGCTTCAGCGCCAAGCGCAAGCGCACGGAACTGATTAACACCGTCGCGGCTTCCCATGTCTCGCCGGAAGATTTCTACGAGACCAAGGACGCAGCAACCCGTATCGATGCTGGCGCTCTGGCCGAAGATCGGGAAACCCTTGCCAGTGCCATTCCTTACGCTGCCGTCACTGATGTGCGGCAGGTGGACAGGCTGGCTGACATCGCGATCCGCGGGGCTCGGTATCAAGCCTCGGCGGAAATCGTCGTTCATCCGAAGTTCCTCGACACGATCAAGGAAGGCCGGTGGGTTCGCTGGAATAGCGCCAAGTATGGCGACCGGACGTTTCAGGTGCTGACGCGCCAACTTGGCGGGATCAATACGGATGGCGCTCGCGATATCTCGATTGCGTTGCAAGAGATCAGCAATGGCGTGTTCGATCCGACGGCATACGAGACGAACCCGCCGAACATCATCGTTGTGCCACCGCCGCAGTATCTGGCCGAGGTGCAGAACTTCAGTGTTATTCCATTCATTGTTGTCGCGGATGGACAGGGTGAACTGCCCGCTGCGCGTCTGCTCTGGGACAATATTGACGATATATCGGTCATTGGTGTGAACATCGAATACTGGCCAGCCAATGATCCGTCGCAGGTGTTCACGCGGTTTGTCACATGGGACGTGACCAACGTAATTCTGGTCGAAGGGCTGACTTCGCTCACAGATTGGTTTGTGCGCACCCGGCTGCGCGTCGATAATGGACGTACTGTGGCATGGTCGGCAGCAACGCCGTTCACAACCCTGAACGCTCGCAGCGATGATAGTCCGGTGGATTATGAACGTCTCGACAACGACGTGAAGGGCCTTGTCAACTGGATGACCGATGACCGGCGCGAGATTATCCGGCAAGCGCAGGAAAATGCCACCAAGACCGCTGACGGCATGCTGGCCGGTTATGCAGATAGTCGCTCTCTTCGCCGCGAACTTGCCAGCACCTATGGTAAGGCGAAAGCCTCGTGGTCCGAAGACATCTATGTCGCGACAGGGCCAAACAGCGCCATCGTACAGCAGTTGACGCAACTGAACGCCGAGCTTGACGAAAAGGCGGACGCAAGTGTGGTGACGCTGCTCTCAGCCCGTGTTGACGGTGTTGAAGGCGACATGACCGCCATCGCGGATGCAATCACTGACGTGAATGCGTCTGTTGATGGCACAGTGTCGAACGCAGGCTGGCGAATGACATCCACTGTCGGCAGTGGCGGCACATCGGCAAGGATTTCGGCATATGCTCGCATCAACACCGGGGATGCTTGGAAACAGGCAGGTTGGTTTATCAACGTCACGCCTGGTGGCAGTCAGTTCGTCGTCATTGCAAATCAGTTTGCGATTGCTGATCCGAACAATGATGGAAGCTTCAGCTACCCATTCGTTGTGCAAAGCGGCGTAGTCGTGCTGAACGTTGCGGATATCGGCCAGTTTTCCGCAGGTATCGGCACATCACCAGATGGAAAGTTCAAGATCGACTTCAGAGCCGGTTCAATCGAGTGGTGGGATTAAATGTCTCGTGGTTTTCTAAAAGATGTCGGAGGCGTCAAGCGCCTTCGAATGGTCAAGACCGGATACGACGCCAACGATTTGACGTTGCCCTATAACCTCGTGGTTTTTGACAGCGTCTTCCCGCCAAACCTGACACCGTGGGCGGCTGGTGTCGTTCGCGTCTCGACGGCAGGGACACTTATGAAAATCGTGTCATGGGCAGACCCTGGTTATGTGCCGATGACAATTCTGACGGCGGCACAGACAAACGGGGCACGTCTCAGCGTGTTCCCTTGGACCTCGAACAATCCGGTAGCTCGTGCGGCACGCGACGGGATTTATCTTACGACCGGATCAATCGCTTTGCCTGCTGACTTTTACTACATCGCGTTTCGGGTGGCGGGCTGATGGTGCAAAGAGGATGGTTCAATCTGGGGCAAGGCGTCTTTCGCATCTCCGCACCGGGTGTTGATGTGAAAGTAGCCGCTCAAAACCAGTTGCTGCTTGATGAACGGGTTATCTATCCGCAAATCATCCAGAGCATTTTCGTGCCGTTTGTCTCGCCAAACAATGTCGTGACCGTTCCGATCATCGACTACGGCTTCATTCCAAACTGCTACGCGTATGGCCGGTATGCTGGCGAAGATAACCGGTCGTTTCCGGCGAGGGCTTCATACACAAGTCAGTCCAATCAGTTGCAAAACCACTTTTACTATTATGTGTCGCAAAACCAGATTGTCGTTGAGTTTGTTGTTCCGACTTTTCTGCGAGGTGCGCAGCTAATTACGATGAGGCCATGAAATGGCGCGGGCTGCAATAAACAAGGGCGGCGTTTTCATTGCAAAAGCAGGGATGCAAATTGGGCAAGGTGAACCTGCTCTCGGCTTCTCTCCTATCGGTGCGCAACAGCAGATACTTGCGGCGGGAATAGCCGCACTCGCTGCCTATGATGCGGGCGGAACGCAAGGCACCGCCTACAATCGAGCGATTGTGCCATTCGGAACGACATTCCAGACGCCGCCGCTGGCTTACTGCATGCTAACCCGCACAGCCGATGCAATGCGAGATGTCGCGTTCTCTATGTATCTGGGAACACGGGGCGGCGATGTTTTCCGTGAGCCTACAATATGGTGGCAAACGACGACGACTGAACTACGGATTTTCTCCCTCTGGACGCTCTCACAAAGTGCGTCCGCTTCCTATGTCATTTGCAGAAATGAGGCTTCCTGATGATCGTTGTCCACGATGAAAATGGCATGATCCTTTTCGTTTCCACCTATCACGCCGGGGAAGATTACGAACAGGAGTTATCCCGGCAAGGCTATCGCTTCGTTCACTATGATGAGCCAGCCGACGCTATGGAAATCGTCGGAACATGCTTTGTCGATGGCGGCAATGTGAAGCCGCGCCCGACTATCAGCGTGGACAAATCGGAAGTGACGCAAGGCAATACGATCAGCATTGCGGGCCTGCCCGATCTCGCTACGGTAACGGTTGATGGTGTGACGGTCGAAATCGATGATGGGGAACTCGCCCTCCATGCCGAACACCTTGGGCAGTATGATATCCAGATCAGCGCATGGCCCTGCATGCCATTTCATCAAGTGGTGACCGTGCGATGAAAATATCTCTGACAAAGGACATTGAGAAGATACGGGCGTCAGCCCGGAACCGTGTGGATGAACTATTCGCCGCACGGATTGATGAGGCTATCGGGCCGAAGGCCTCTCTTTATTCAATGAAATACGCTGCGGCCTTGGCTCTCCTGAGCGGCGTGGTCTCTCCGCTGATTTCATCTATGCAAGAGGCGGAAGCAATCATCGCCAAGAATGCTGAAATGCAAGCCGCGCTCGCCATCATCGAGAGTGATCGGCAAGCTTTGCAGGCGGAAATTGATGAAGCCAGTACCGCTCATGAGATTGAGCGCCTGATAAGCCAGTAATCAGGAGAAAAATCTATGGCTGTTTTGTCCGACTACACGTCGGGAACGATATCGCTTGCCAATGGTTCAGCGACAGTTACCGGCACTGGGACACTTTTCGAAGTGACCCGTTTTCAGGAAGGTGACACGCTTCAAATCCAGAACCTGACGGCTGTCATCGCCAGTGTCGATAGTGACACTCAGCTGACCCTCACTGAGCCGTGGACCGGCACGACTATTGTTGATGGCCCGTACCGCGCCAGACAGCTTGGCGATGGCACTCGCGTGTCTACGCAGGCCGCAACAGTGATCGAACTGCTCGGCAATGGTGTGTTGACCAATCTGGCAGAACTGGGCGTCGAGGAAGGGAAGGTGCCTGTTGGTGGGCCGACGGGTGAGTATGAACTGGCCGATCCTGCTACCTTCGGCATCCAAGACCCAAACGGCACATTGGCAAAGTTTGCAGCGCTGACACTTGCGGCTCGTCAAATCTTCCAGACCGATGAGAATGGCGCGCTGAAAGCGGTCGCACTGGACGCAAACAAAGCACTCACCACGGACGCGAATGGCGATGTTGCGCAGGTTGATCTCGGCACACTTGGCCGTGCACTGTTGGCTCTAGACAGTGGAAATAATAAGCAGCTTCTTCGCGGAGATGGCACTCTGGGCGGTGAAGTGTTCGGCACGTCTGCAAATGGCGGATGTTTGTGGCCAAATGGGGAACTTGAACAATGGGGATTTATTGAGACGCTGGACGCCAACGGCGGCGCTAGCGTTGTTTACCCTCGACCGTTCTCAGCCGTCTCTGTCTTTATCCCAACAATTCTGACAGGGTGGGGGTCTTCAACATACATGCCTGTTGTCTATCAAAGTTGGGAATGGGGTGAAAATATTCTAACAGGAACAACTTTATGGTGCCGCCTGATCAATGGAACAGGCGGCTCAGGTCCGCTAACTTCTGGCAACATTCGTTGGTACGCGCGAGGAAAGGCTTAACCGTGAGCAAGATGGCTGTATTTGATGAAAACGGATTTCCTGTTGCTTTCTACTGGCCGGGTGTTCATGACGACAGAATACCTGCTGGGGCAGTAGAAATCACTGATGAGCAGTGGCTTGAATGCATAAGCAATGCAGGATTGCGAAAATGGGATGGCTCGAAGATCGTTGTGCACACGCCTCCGCCACCTCCAGAACCTGAGCCGGCTGTTACTGTACTACATGCCGTCACGCTTTGGGAACGTTTGACGGAAGATGAAGCCGATCAGGTCAATGATGCTATTGCAACGCAACCAGTTCGCACACAGCGCATATTCACCACGGCAAACACCTTCCGCTCAGATCATGAGCTTTGGCCGCTCCTGGTGCAAATGGCGACGGATTTGTTTGGTGAGGCGAGGGCGGCAGAGTTGCTGTCCGATCCGTCAAAACTTGTAGCCAATTCCTAGCGTTGCGGTATGTTGGCGATAGGTTTCTTCGAAGTCACCCGGCAAGGTGGCATGTCCGAAGTCGTGGAACTTGTATTCGGCTCTGCCGATCACGTTCGCGGTAAAAGCGACGTCGAGGCCGGCGCCAATGTTCCAGCCGGATCGCGACGTGCTGTCCTCATAAACGGTGTTGTTCCAATAGTAGGATGACAATTCGCTTTTGAACTTGCCGTAGGAATAGCCAGCCGTGACGTAAGGCAGGAAGTTTTCGACCACGTAGCCAAGGCGACCATTCAGGCTTCCCATAAAGCGGGCTTCCTGATACCAGACATTCCGACCGTCTTCGTCCCAACGTTCATCTGATTTCGAAGAATTTGCAATGAACGATGCATCCAGCCCGGTAACGACACGGCCAAACTGCCAGTTGTAACCAGCGAAAGCGCCGACGGTGGCATTTCTGACCCGGTCATTCGTGCCGGTCTTGCCGTTCATGAAGGCTTGATCGCTTTCGATCTTGACCCAACGTCCGCCGGCCTGAACGCCGAGATATGGACCTGACCAGTCGAAAGTCTCTGCAACAGATGGATTTGCCCACGCGCCAGCAATTAGCGCGGCGAAAAGAATGCGCTTCATATCAAGTCTCCCCAAGCCTTCGGGCAATCTAGGACATCCCCATGAATAAAACAACGTTCTTCGCGTATGCGAGGCGCGCGCCTTTTGGCGGGCGTCTTTCGCAGGCGCAGGTCGACGGCACGTCGGCAATTCTGGCCGAAGCAGAGCGCCGAGGCCTGCCGGATGAGCAGACCGCTTATGTGCTCGCCACGGCATTCCACGAGACCGGCGGCAAGATGCAGCCGATCGAGGAAAACCTCAACTATACCAGTGCGGCACGCATCCGGCAGGTCTGGCCGTCGCGGTTTGCTTCTGTTGCCGCCGCACAGCCTTATGTGCGTGATCCGCAGGCATTGGCTAACAAGGTATATGGCGGCCGCATGGGCAATACCGGTGCGAACGATGGCTGGCTATACCGCGGTCGCGGGCTGGTGCAGATCACAGGTCGCGACAACTACAAGAAATACGGCATAGGCGATGCTCCAGAAAAGGCGCTGGAGGACAGCACGGCCGTCCGAATCCTGTTTGACGGGATGATCAACGGCAAGTTTACCGGCAAGCGGTTGGCCGACTACGTCGGTGGCGGCAAGGAAGATGCGGTTGGCGCCCGCGCTATCGTCAACGGCAGCGACAAGGCCAGCCTGATTGCTGGTTATTACCGCAACTTCCTCGACAGCATCGTGGCGGCTCGCGAAATGAAACCCTCCGTAACCGAAGACGCCAAGCCTGACGATGTGCCGCTCCTGCAGGACAAGACCGTGCGGACGATCGTCGCAGGCACGGGTGGCACGCTTGTCACTGGCCTTATCGGCGCTGTGAGCAACCCATGGGCGTTCGCAACGGTGGCGCTCCTGCTGGTCGCAGTAGGCGCGGGCTTCTGGCTCTGGAAGAGCGGCAGGCTCGAACTGAAGAGGGCGGCGGTGTGAGCCTCACAAGGATTGCCATTGAATATGACAGCGACGCGGGAACGGCCACGGTGCGGATCGATAACGGCTCGCAGCAGTGGGACCATGCAAAGCTCATGGTATGCGATGCCGTCGAGACGCGCGACGGCTATCTGCTGCCGCTCACAGGGCAGCAACGCATGCTGATTTTGACAGGAGTGCCAACATGACCTGGCTCCTAACACTCCGCTCCAAGATCACAGGCTGGGCCGTGGCAATCGCTGCGGCCCTTGCGATTCTGGCGGGCGCTTACCTCAAGGGCAGGGCGGACAACGCCACAAGCGCCACCGCTGACCGGCTGAAGGCTGCCAACAAAGCAAGGAAAATCGAAGATGAAACGAGCAAGCTTGGCGGCGGTGATGTTGACGCTGCTCTGTCTCGGTGGGTGCGTGACAGCCGGTAGCTACTGCGACGTTGCCCGGCCTGTCCGCCCGAGCGTCGAGGACAGCCTGACCGAGGGTACGAAGCGCCAGATCCTCGCGGAGAACACAAAACTGGAAAAGCTGTGCGGGGTGAAGCCGTGAGCAGCCTGATATTACGCCTGGATATGGGTAGCGCCTCACAAGCTCTATCGGTCCTCTCCGACGTCTCTAATCGACCTCCTGAGTTTGGCGGACGCCTCCTCGGCCTTCTTAATTCCGGTGAAGAGCTTTTCTTTATCAATGACGAAGTCAGAACTGCACCCGGTACAGGTGACCTTGTCGCTGGTTTTAAGCCATCCGATAGTCGTCTCAATCTGGTTTCTGCATTTAGGGCAAGTCACCCCGATAGTCTGATTGTCAAACATCTCCCCCATCCCTTTAGATCAGACGATTGCAACATAACTTCCGAGGGTGTGCAATGACCGGTGCTGAAATCATGGCCGTCGTCGGCTTTATCGTAATGTTGATGGGTTTTCTGTTCGGGCTTTGGAAGTACGTCGAAAGCCAGATCGCAAAAGCTGAGGCGCGCAACGCGGCGAAAGCGGATGCTGCAACGGCTCTCGCTAGCCTGACGCGCCAAGAGCTTTCCGACTACAAGCTGCGCGCGGCTGAGACGTTCGCCACGAAGGCGGGCATGCAGGAGCAAACCTCGCAGATCATGCGCGCTATCGAAAGCGTGGCGCATCGCATTGACGGGCTTACCGAGCGGATTGATAACATCATGCAGGCGAGGACGACACGGACCAGACCATAGGCGGCCTTCAGGCCGCTATTTTTTTATTTGCCCATTAACACCACATTTATCGAGACATTCCATCCTTCCCTTTGCGCCGCTCACCACGGCTACCAACCAAACACGAGGAGACTGTATGTCCCATGACAGACAGGGCGCGGGTGCGCGCCTTTCACACGAAGAACTCCTGCGCCGCGCGGAGGCTTACCGCGAGCACGGCACACTGGTTAAGGCTGCAGCTGCGCTTGGCATAAAGAAGTCGGCATTTCACGACAGCATCAAGCGGGCGGCGGAGTTGGGGCTGTTGGGCACGAGTCCTGTCTTGCCGGGCTTTCGTATCGCCAAGGTTAGCAATACGCCGAACGGCGACTTCATCCAGCAGCGTCCCGACCTTGGCGATCAATTCAATGTTCCGGATGGGCATTCGGTCAAGGGCGTTTCCGCGCTTGTCGATGCTCAAGGCCGGCTTATGCAGCAGTGGGTTAAAACCCGCGAGGAGCCGTCGGCGGTGGATATCGCCGAAACCCTCAAAGCCGCATTCGAAGGCTGGCAGCCAGCAGCGAAACCGCAGCCCGCGCCGACCGTTGCAAACACTGACCTCCTTACGCTAACGCCGTTAGCTGATTTGCATCTCGGCCTTTTTTCTTGGGGCAAAGAGACCGGTATTAACTGGGATCTAGAAATTGGCGAGAAAGTCATTGGTGAGGCAATCGAGGATCTTGTAGCCAGAACGCCGCCGAGCGGAGAGGCCATCGTGCTTGGAGGAGGCGATTTGCTTCACAGCGATAATAATGAGAACAAGACGGCTCGATCTGGCAACGTTCTGCAGGTTGACGGCCGCTATCAGAAAGTCCTCATGGCCGCGTGCCGTCTTATCGTGAAGTCGGTCGATGCCAACCTTCGCCAGCATTCGCGCGTGACTGTCCGCATCCTGCCCGGTAATCACGACGAGCACGCTTCTGTGGCCGTCGCATATTTCCTGCTGGCCTGGTATCGCAACGAACCGCGCGTCACCGTTGATGTCGATCCTTCGTTGTTCTTCTGGTTCCGCTTCGGTGCAGTCCTCCTCGGCGCAACGCATGGCCATACGGTCAAGTTAAAGGACATGGCCAGCATCATGGCACATCGTCGGGCCGAGGACTGGGGCGCGACAAAGCACCGATATATTCACGGATTTCACATTCACCATTCGAGCAAGTTCGCCACAGAAGGCAACGGCGTGATTTCAGAATCGCACCAGACGCCGACACCTCAGGATGCATGGCATTTCGGCTCTGGCTTCCTGTCTGGGCGCTCAATGCAGGCGATCAGTTATCACCGGCTGTTCGGTGAGATCAGCCGCGTCCGTGTCGCGATGATGGACGGCGCACAGACGAAGTATCAGGCCGCGAATGATAACTTGGCGAGCGAGAGGAGGGTGGCTTGAAAGACATGAAACCGATCCCGATTGCCGCCGCCAAGAGCATTGCGAGTGAGTATGGTTATGATCAGGTCGTAATATTTGCTCGCCGCTGTCACGATAGCCCACTGCCGCATGGCGAACACATGACGACATACGGCAAGACGAGGGAACATTGCGATGTTGCCGCTCGCATGGGTGATGCCCTGAAAAAGTTCATGGGATGGGCGGTACGATGAGATGCGAATATTGCGGCAAAGATGGCCATCCTTATACCTGCTGCCCGTCGAACGGCACAGCAAATAACCTGCGCTGTAGCTACTGCGGCGGTCGCGATCATAACTATGAGGCGTGCACGAAGCATTGGGGCGGCGGCAAGTTGCCCGGTGCCATTCGCCTTAAATAATCACCGCGCCGCCCACCAAGCGGCGCTTTCACCACGAAACACGAGGAGAGAAGTATGGAACTGCACCAGCTTTACGGCGTGCATGGACCGGGCGATGAATGGTCGCAAGAAGACCGCGCCGCGCGAGCGGCGGTTGAAGGGCGGCAGATGAGGGCAGGTGGGAAGGTTATAAGTCACCTGCCAAAACCTTATAACGACAATGTGCCAGTTGCCAAGCAACCGGCACGTAAAGGCGACTGGCTGCAAACGTATAGCGGTCGGCAATTCTGGCCCTTGGACCCGCGCGCCGATGAGGTGTTTATCGAAGACGTTGCGCACGCGCTGTCGATGCAATGCCGATATGCTGGTCATTGCTTGCGATTCTATAGCGTCGCCGAACACAGCGTTCTGCTGGCCCGCCACGTATCGCCAGAAAGCCGCCTATGGGCATTGCTGCACGACGCCAGCGAAGCCTACCTCGTCGATGTGCCTCGACCGGTGAAGCCCTTTCTGCCGGGTTACAAACAGGCCGAGAACGCCGTCATGGCGGCGATTTGCGAGAGGTTCAACCTACCGCATGAAATGCCGGCGGAGGTGAAAGCTGCCGACCGAGCTATTATTGGCGATGAGCGCTCCAATATGGCAGCCTGCGTTGCCGAATGGTATGCGACGGGGCCGGGCATCGGGGCGCAACTACAATATTGGTCGCCTGAGAAGGCAAAGGCGCAGTTTCTGCATGAGTTCAGGAAATTGACAGCATGGAGGACGGCGGCGTGACCATACCACAAGACATTATGGCAATTGCCCGAACGGTAGCAGACAGAGACGTGAACTTCGGATCGTACGAGGTTAACACCTTGGCTATCGCCCGCGCCATCCTCGCAGAGCGTCAGCGTTGCGCGGATGTGGCTGGATCGTACGGCACAATTCCGGGTTATCCCGACGGGAAAACCGGTGCATTTCGCAAGCATCGCCACCGAATTAGGCAAGCCATTCTCGCAGGAGAAACCGCATGACCCCTTTCAAAGTTGGCGATCAGGTCGCTTGCATCGATAGCACTGTCGGCTTCGAGCAGTTCATCGAGATCAAGGAAGGCGAAGTCTACACCATAAGCTGGATCGGCCCATTCGAGCATTACACGCAGGGCATCTACATCGGCGTTCGTCTGAAGGGCGTTGATCGAGGCATCTGTCCGCAGTTCGGTTATGACAATCCGCCATTCGCCGCACGCCGGTTTCGGCCGCTTGTTCGCGATAAGTTGTCGGCGCTGCGCGGTCTGCTTGCAGGCGGGCCTGTGACTGAGAAGTTCGAGGAGCCGAAGCGGAAGGTCAGGGAGGAAGTATGAATTTCGCCGTCGACAACACAGCGCCTATCTATGCCGACCTGACTTTTGCGCCCGTCACATCTGACGGCGGCAGCACGAGCTATTACGAATTGCCAGCCGAGGCGACCGAACTAAACGACCTGATAGAACACAAGGGCATGTCCTTTGCGCTCGGCAACATCTTCAAGGCTTGCTATCGGTTTGGGGAAAAAGACGCGGCCAGCCGGATGTATGATCTGAACAAAATCATATATTTCGCGGAGAGACTTAAGAAAGTAGAGGAGAGAAAAGCGGCCTAAAAAAGAACCCCGCAGCGTGATCGCGCGGGGCAAAATAGAAGGTTGTCATATGCCTGCGGTCAAAATTTTATTCAGATGAGACAAAAAGTAAAGCCCCGACGCCCTTCCCGGAGTCGTCGGGCCGCGCTTGGCGTAGTGTGCCTGACCTAGCTTCGCGCCATCATCCAAAGGCGTTTCACATAACCTCGGATGATCTCAATGCCACTGACAGGGCCGGATTGTCATCCCTGCAGCTTTTGCAGCTTTTACGAATGATTTTCGGGCTGTGTTTGGCAGACCTTCGAGATCGGCAAGGCATGCCTGCAAGGCTTCCTCGTATTCCTTGCCGTGGGCGTTGTGTGGCCAGTCGTTCAATAGACAGCGCGCAGCAGTCGGCGTGTCTGGCACAACGCGGTATTTTCCAATTCCATAAAGTTCAACGTCTACTGGTTTTCCCCAAGCCATATCTCCCTCCCAAAGAAATTGCCCTGCCGAGGGACGAGCTAGGCAGGGCTGCGCTACCGACGGCTCTCGCAGTAGATGGCGCTTAGTTTTGCTCTTGCTACGAGTAAACTCGGGCGCGAAATATTTGTTCCATCACGATAACTCGTCATTCCTCCGGGTCTGTGCCCATTTCTCCCATCTGGACGCCCTTGGCCATACTTGCGATAGCACGAGCTATTTCGATGCGATCCCATCCAGCCTCTTGCGCATCGTCAATCAGGCCGAACAGCCCGTCGGCCAAGGCTTCCTGACAATCCATAAATCTGTCTGCGTAGTTTCCGTCTTTCTTCGGCCCTTTCATTCCATCCTCCCTAGAACAAACTTGCCTGCGCTTCCTTGTTGTCATTGCTTGGTGTGAGGTCGATCAGATCAGCATCGGGTAGGGGCTTTTGCATTTCCTTGGCTTCATCCCATGGAGCGCGTAGCCAAGCGTCGATTTCTTCCGTGGTGCGGAGAATGACCGGCATAGCCTTCGGGTGAACCGACTTCACGACAGCGTTTGGCTCTGTGGTTAGAAATCCGAAGATATCGACCTCCACCGGACCTTCCTTCTTCTTCCTCACACCTTTCCAGCTTGTCCAGATGCCAGCGAATGCAAAGAGCGGCTTCTCTTCATTGAGAGCGAACCAGTGAAGCGGCTTGCGCTTCGTCTTCGGGTCTGGCTCCTGTCCGTATTCGGAGAACGATGTAGCAGGAACCACGCAGCGGCTTTCAACACCTTGCCAGCGCCGCCAGTGAGGCGAGGTCAGATTGCGGATATTGGTCACGCCGCTATCCGCTTCACCCTTCACATACACTGGCGGTGTCGGCATGCCCCAGCGGAGCATTGCGAGCTCTGGTTCGTCGTCTTTGATGTTTCGCAAAACCGGGGCTGGATAGTCGGGATATACGTCAAGTTGCGGATCAACCCGGTTCGTCACGTCACCGAACTTCGGGAACAGGCGGCGCATAGCCTCATGTGTCGTCGTGATATTATACAGATTGCACATGCGCGCCTCCTCGTTGGGGAGAGAATAGCGCGGTTATTTGCGCCGTCCAGCTAATGCATCCTCACCTTCCTGCTTATGAGCGCGACAAAGCCAAAGCTGGCCGTTCGACAATTTATAGCCAAAGGTTCCCCATTCCTTGCAGCCTTTGGTATCGCACCAGTGTTCGAACAGGCTTCCAGCCTTCGCCACGTGTGCGTTGTCGTTCTTATATCCCGCCATTTATCACCTCGGCATTTTGGTAATTCCAAATTGCGCATAGCCTTTTGTCGTGCAGACCTTGCAGCGCATGCGCCTGTGTAGGTCGACGAACCAGGTATGCGTTCCGTATTTGCGTAGAAGCATCTCTCTATCGACTGCGCCGATGTGCCCGCACTGGCAACAGAACCCGTAGAGCTCATACCATTTGAACAGGTCCATGATCCGGGTCGATACCGGCATTTCGGTCAGGTAGGGTGGACGCTGTTTCATCGGTCAAAGTACGTCTCCCACGGCGTGGATTTCTTGTCTGCCGGGTCGTAGGGTACGCCGCCATATAGCTGGATGAACTCTCGCTGGCCTTCTTCGGTCCGGAACATTGCTACACTGAACAGTGTGATATTGTGTCGAGCGCTGCTCCATAATCGATAACCGCCAAGCCGCTCACGATCGTCCAGCATTTGAACGAGATTCGTTCGGTGCCATTCAGTCAAGAACAGCACGACCTGAAACGGATATTCCTTATTGACGAGCGTCTTTGGCGGCTCGCCACGCGATCTCCCGC